ATTAAGGACTTAGCTGTACTAAATAATTTTTTCAATCAACCACTACAAAAGATCAACACAGTTTAGCACAAAGTCCCAACCTACCGTCTATTCAATTTTAAGCATTGCCATAGCCGTACGGTAGTAAAGCTATAGAATGCTTTTTCTAATTAAATTTTTCATAATTAAAAAAATTAATCATTTGCGACATTGCAAATGAGGTTCAAATATACGCATTAAAAATAAAATGGCAAAAAATCATGTAGCAAATAGTCGGGGAAATCCTTTTCAACAAGATGTCGTAGGCATTCTCCGTGCCTTAGGTCATGTGACCTATGATTTTAAATACCGTAAGTGTATGGAATAATTTTAAATTCTAAATTCATAGAATATGAAGCAGACATTAGAAGAAGCCGTAAATGAAATTGGAGGCGTACATCCTGACTGGGATAAAATAACTTGTTTTAGAATAGGATTTAAAGAAGGAGCCAGATGGCAGACAAAACAACTTCCGTGGGTATCAGTGAAAGAACGGTTGCCGGATGAAAATGAAGACATCATCATTCTATGTAAACATGGTGCGATTTTTAACGGTACATATAGCAACAATGTATGGTTTTGCATGGATGGTTATATCTATGATACGTACAAAGGTAACCCAATTTACTCTTCAATGAGTAGCATACCTCCGTCATGGGAACCGATAGCATGGATGCCAAAACCTAAATTTGAAGAATAATGAATATTGGAATTTTAGCCGTTGATAGCAATTTCCCCAATTTAGCACTTATGAAGATCAGTGCTTACCACAAAGCAAGAGGCGATCAAGTGGAATGGTATAATCCACTATGTAAATATGATAAAGTATATGCAGCTAAAGTTTTCACTTTCACACCCGACTATAACTATTATATCAATGCTAACCAAATAGAAAAAGGTGGTACTGGATATGATATTGAAAAAGTTCTTCCAATTGAGGTTGATCGTCTTCAACCTGATTACTCGATCTACAATATTGACTCCAATTTGTCCTATGGATTTCTGACACGTGGGTGTCCCAATCGGTGTAAATGGTGTGTTGTTCCTAAAAAAGAAGGAAAAATCTCACCTTATATGGATATTGAGGAAATAACAGCCGGACGGAAGAAAGCTATCCTTATGGATAATAATATACTGGCCTCAAACTATGGCTTGCAGCAAATAGAGAAAATCATCAAACTGGGTATCAAAGTGGATTTTAATCAAGGACTGGATGCTCGTTTAATCACGGATGAAATCGCTCGGCTACTTGCAAAAGTAAAATGGATTAAACGTATTCGCTTTGGATGCGATACACCGGGACAGATTGCAGAAGTTGAACGTGCTTCCGCTTTAATAGACAAGTATGGATATAAAGGGGAATATTTCTTGTATTGCATCCTTATGGACTTTGAAGAATCGTTTGCGCGCGTCAACTACTGGAAATCTAAAAGCCGCCGTTTTCTTCCACATTGTCAACCCTTTCGTGATCTGAACAATCCACACCAAATTATTCCACAGTGGCAGAAAGACATGGCACATTGGGCTGATAGGAAGGAAATATACATGAGTTGCGACTTCAAAGACTTTTCACCAAGAAAAGTTTTTTTTATGTAAGGAATACTTTAAAATATTGTGAGATGAAATTAAACAAAAAGACAGAGCGACTTATTAAACGTAGAGCCGCTGAATTTAAAAAATTATATGAAACTCCTAATCCCGAAGTAGATAAAATTATTTCTGAATTGAGAGCAGAAGCAACGAAACGTCCACAGAACATGAGTAAGGAAGAAGAAATTGCTTATATTCTGAAAAAGGCTGATGAAAATTGCGATCATATAGAAATTCGTAAAATCCTAAATGTAAGTAATACATGAATACATCTTTTGAACGATCTGCAAACGCTTCCGATGAATGGTACACACCACGAGAAATCATTGAAGCATTAGGTGAATTTGACCTTGATCCATGTGCTCCCATGCACCCTCTTTGGCCTACCGCAAAAATCATGTACAACAAGCAGGACAATGGTCTTATACAAAATTGGGGGGGGCGAATTTGGCTTAACCCTCCGTACTCCAAACCGCTTATATGGCAGTTTGTAGAGAAATTGGCAGAACACGGCAACGGTATAGCACTACTTTTTAACCGGTGTGACAGCAATAAGTTTCAAGACATCATCTTCACGAAAGCAACCGGTATGATGTTTTTGAGGAATCGAATAAAATTCTTCCGTCCCGATGGAACACGTGGGGACAGCCCCGGTTGCGGTAGTGTTCTTATTGCATTTGGCCGGGAAAATGCCGAAATTTTAAGGAACTGCTCTTTACAAGGCAAATATGTTGAACTTAACAATGATAAATGATGAAAGTCTTATATTTACTCATGCTCATTGCCGGTCTTCTGTGGATCGGTGATTTCTCTATCACCTTAAAACCCTTTTCTGTATCTTTACCATGCTGGTATAAATCCGTTGGCATACTTCTATTTTGGCTGTCAATGACTATATATGTTTTAGGTGAGCATACCAAAGGCTATAAAGAAGGATTTGATACTGGAATTAAACAGTGCATTAAGATACTTGATAGAAATTGCCACTCTAAAGAAATAAATAATGATGAAACAGTACAGAATCAATAAAACGACTACCTTCGTAGAAGATAATTGCAGCGGAAACAGAGAGAAATACCTCCTTCTTGATTACAAAGTACAAGTTAAATTTGCAGGGATTTGGATAACAGTCAAGTCCTTTCATGATGAAGATGAAGAATACGCAAAGAACTGTGCGAATGAACTTCTTGAAAAACTTAACGAAAAGATTTGATTATGATTGAATTACAAGGAAAATTCGGCAAAGATTGTAAAATATTTACAAATGCAATAGAAAATGAAGCTATTGGAACGATACAAAACATTTTGAACAATCCGGTTACGACTGGTGTTCCGGTTCGTATTATGCCTGATACCCATCAGGGAGTAGATATAGTGATTGGATTCACCATGCCAGTTACAGATCGTGTCAACCCCAATCATATCGGAGTGGATATTGGTTGTGGAATGTTGTGTGTAGAAATTGAAAATGCAATAACAGAAGAGTCTTTCCCGGACATTAATCATGCAATCCGTTCCATCATACCTATGGGATTTGAGATTAACCAACAACCCTTATCCAAACAAGAAAAGGAAGATTTGTTTACCTTCTTATCTATCAGAATGGATCAGTTCTGCCCTAAATACCAACTAACCAAACCAGTTATTAATGAAGAATATGTATCACAACTTTGTAAGAAGGTGGGGATAAATGAAGGCACATTCTACAACTCTTTAGGTACATTGGGAGGTGGAAACCACTTTATAGAACTGGGGCGTGCCGAGTCAACCAATAATATATTTCTTACAATACATACCGGATCGCGCAACTTTGGTGTGAAGGTCTGTAAATACCATGCAGAAATAGCAAAATTTGATAAAAAGGCTTTTTCTAATGAAATTCAACGCTTGAAGTCCACTGTTGAGCCACAATTCATGCAAACTGAAATACTACGTTTGAAGGAAAAATTTGCCGAATATTCCGGGTATCTCACAAATGAAGCAATGCTCCACTATTTATGTGACATGGTGATCGCACAAGGATATGCCGCATTCAACCGCAAGTTGATTATACAGCGTATAATCAGAACTTTGAGCTGGAACGCTACAATATCCGTTGAGACAGTCCATAACTATATCAGCTTTGATGATATGATAATCCGTAAAGGGGCTATTGCCGCATACGCCAATGATTACGTTGTGATTCCTATGAATATGGCAGACGGTATTCTTCTTTGTCGTGGTAAGGGAAACAAAGACTGGAACTATTCTGCACCACATGGTGCAGGACGCTTATACTCCCGTTCCGAAGCTAAAGAAAGATTATCAATGGACGCATTCAAAACCCAAATGAGCAAAGTGTATTCCACTTCCGTATGTGAAGGGACATTGGATGAAAGTCCTATGGCATACAAAAATGTTCAGGAAATAAAAGAGCTTATAGAACCTACGGTAGAAATTATTGATACAATTGTGCCACTAATCAATATCAAAGCTGTATGATAGAAAAGACAGACTTCCCATATACTCTTGGCGGCTATGTTGAACAGCAAAATTATAAAGGTTTCGACATAGCCGTTTCCATTCGTAGATACAAAGGAATATCAGCTTATGTCATTTCCTCGGAGAAAAGGCTGATCCGTGAAGAATCTGCCACCTTTGCCGACAAAGAAGACATGTTCCGTTGGGGACGAGAAGCGGTTGACCGATATTTGGAACAGCAAGAACGTAGAAAAGAAGAAAATACGATCAAACGGGCAGACTATTATAAGAAGAAAGCTCGTGTGGCAGCATTGAAAGCCTTTAATGCCGCTATGTATTTCTCTGATATAAAGGACGGACTTTATGATAAGGCAAAAGGATTTTTTGAGTATGAACTGGATAAGGAACATGGAAAGATCAAATGAAAACACTTGATATTATACAAGGCTTTTGCGATCATGTTTTTCGTGATAAAAAAGGAAACCGCATCTTTCCCAATATTTTTGTCGGGAAATGGGAAGCTGACTTATTGGAAGTTACCCGGTCACGCCTGACTTATGAATATGAAGTAAAAGTAAGCAGATGTGATTTCCATAAGGATAAAAAGAAAAGTGATAAATATGGCAAGAACAAGTTTGATGTTGTCACTTCCGGCCAACGTACCAATTATTTTTATTATATAGTACCAAAAAGTTTGATAAAGCCCGATGAAGTCCCTGATTTTGCCGGGCTTATTTATGCTTATGAAGGATCAGTGCAATGTTATTCTCTTGAAAAGGGAAGGTATGCGGTAAAGAGAATTTTCTTTGAGGTAGTCAAGCCTGCCCAAAAAGTTTCTGACATGAAAGCGGATGATAATTTCATTCGTAAACTCGACTTATCCATGTACTATCGCTATCACCAAATGAGAAGAGATAATTACAAAAATAAGGAATAATATGGAATTAAGATTAGACCCTGAAATACCGGTCACACGGGTTGTCAACGGACATAATGTTTTCAATAAAGGCTATCACCACGGATTAAGAGGAAAAACCTATGAAGAATACTATGGCAAAGAGAGAGCTGTTGAAATAAGAAAAAGACACAGCGAGGCTTTGAAAGGACATAGATATTGGTCTAATGGAAACGCCCATGCCTTTGCGTGTATCGCAATCACTCCCGAAGGCAAATGGTATAGATTCGATTCAATAACCCAAGCCGCCCAAAAGCTAAATCTGAATTATGCCACAGTTCGCCGGTATATAAAACGAAAAATCAAGCCCCAAAATGGCTGGCAATGGTTTTTGGAGAAAGATAATAACTGGATAAAACATATTGATAATGGGAAAATTAAATGAGATCGCGCAGAAAGCTTATGAATGTGCCGTAAGACGTGGAAAGATTGATCCCGACAATGATAGCAACAACAATCTTCACCGCGATCTGCTTGAAGAAGTTGCCGAAGTCTTTGAGTGTACGGGTGAGAAATCTCCACATATTAAAGAGTATTTAGATGTAGAAGAAGAACTGGCAGATGTAATCATTGTTGCCCTAAGTACACTACATCATTTCAAATGTGACATTGATTCACTCATTGAAGCCAAAATGAATTATAATAAAAACAGAATGGATTGATATAGGAACCGGACAATTAATAAAGTTGATTGTTGAGACGTTTGTCCTTATCTTTGCACTACCATGTGTCTATAAAGATTTCATGAACTTATGGAAAGAAAAATAGGTGATATAAAAGACAAGAAGTTAAAAGCTGAAAATATCACACTGGCAGCAATATATAACATATTGTTCACCAATGACATAGTTTGTTCCTTAATTGTAGAAATGTTAAGTGAATTACGTAAATCAAGGCTTTGTCGTTTCCGCGTAAAGCAGCAAGGAAATAAACTGGAACAGTTGATGCTTCAATATGAAAAGAAAATCAATAAAATAGCTGGACACCGGGCTTTTTTCATGGCTGATGCTAACCAGTATATTGCAGATGAAGTACAACCTGATCTGCTTAAAATGGAATACTCCATTAAACTGGAATTTGACAAATGCCGGATTGAAAACAGTGCCTTACTTGCCAAAGTAGAACTTACAAGATGTATGGCAGAGCTTGCTTGTCTATCCCTTGACAAACGGATAGAAGAAGTCCGTCCATACAACAAAGAAGTAACCGGAATAACATATCTCCGGCTCACTGACACACTTAAAGTATTGGACGAACTTTCTGATATTTTATATAAGGGAGGGTATTGTGACCTCAATCAAAGTGATAATTGCAAAAGGGGGATGGCTATCATACAACGAAAACTTACTGATTGTGATATTATCAGCCGCGCAATCAATGAGTCAGACAAGTTAAATCCGGCTGGGGATGATGAATAAAAATGGCAAAATATCGTATAGGAATATCCGAGAATCTATTAGGAGACAAACGCTATCAGTGTCAGATTAAAAGATTTGGCATTTGGTGGAATGATGAAAGTTTCAGCACTAAAGAAAGAATGTTAGATTATGCCCGTAAACTTGAAAAGGCCGGGCATATAGTGTTTAACTATTTATAAGCGAACAATGAAATTAGAAGGAAAAATTATTGTGGCACAACCGATACAATCGGGTGTCTCAAAAAATGGTAACAACTGGCAAAGACAAGATTTCGTTTTGGAAATTCCCGGCCAATACCCTAAAAAAGTCGCTTTTTCAGTAATGAATAGCAATATTCAGAATTTTGGATTAGCAGTCGGGCAAGACGTTGATATTGAAATAGATATTAATGCGAATGAATGGCAAGGAAAATGGTTTAACTCCATTACTTGCTGGAAAGCAACACTCCGTAATCCAGGACAGCCTACCGCAGCGCAACAGCCCCAAACTTATTATCAGGGGGCATCATCCACCGCGGCACCCGTACAAACTGCCATACCTCAACCGCCAGTGGATTTTGGGGAACAAAAAGACGATTTGCCTTTCTAAAGAAAAAGGAGAAGGGAGCATTTCGGCTCCCTTCTTATTAATTAATGTTCCACCTTTACAATTTCATTATAAACGATTTTGCTTCGTGGGTTATGATTGACTATCGTTTGTTTATACCCCTTTGTCCCCCATCTCCACCATAGGAACCTGTGTTTATATATCCGGCTTATCGCACTTGAAAGACTGTCTCTCACTTCATAAGTAAATGTGCTGTCAGGAATATTTGCATAAAAATCCACCCATTTATCTGAATAATTGAAACAGCTGTCTTTCAGAACAAATACAATACTGTCTTTAGTGACAACTTTTGTGGTTGTGATATATTCGACTTCTTTTGGACGCAGATTCAATTCTTTTATTAGTTTTGCATCCGCACTCCGCAGCTCTTTCAATTCTTCTATGTTAAGCCGTAAAACATGGTTTTCAACCACATTTAGACTATCCCTAATCTTATATTCTTCAAGCCCAGTACAGAGACTTTTCATATTATCTGAAAGTCGGGCACTTTCCTTCTTCTCTTCCTGCCACAACCGGTACATCAAAAAGGTTGCCGCAAGGAGTAACACAAAGATTACTCCTATACCTATCTTCAATCTCATAATCAATCTGTATATACATTTTTACCAACTTCCGCAATAACTACCCATGCACCATTACAGAAACCATATATCTTACCGTCATTCTCCGGCATTTCAGGTATTGTATTAAGTTTTGTTTCATTGGCAGTGGCTTTGCTAAGAGCTGTTTGAGCTGTACTTTTTGCAGCATCAGCCGTTGTTTGTGCGGTCACGGCCTTTCCATCAGTAACAGCCAACATTCCAGTCAGAGTTTTTTCATTGGTTACTCCTGCAAGGAAGGTTTCAATTTCATTGAAGGTGTCAATGGCCGTAGTCGCATCAACAGTACCAACCAATTCATCCAAAGCGGTCTTCACCGCATTTATGGACTGTTCCAGTTGGGACTCTGCCAGTTGAGCACGTCCGCTTTCTGCTAAAATATCCGATTTGCTCGCACTGCTGCTACCATCAGAACTTTCCAAAAATGAAGATGAAATAGGAAGTTCATTACATCCTACCATAACATATTGTCCGGCTATCAACCCGTCGACATTCATATCACAGAACTCTCCAACCCCAAGTGCTGTTTTGTAAGGTACATAATCCTTTCCATTAGAACTTTTGTACACAACAACTCTGTTGTTTGCTGCATCTCCAAAATTGATGCTAATAGCAAATTTCCCAGTAGATAACTGTATAGGTTGGCTTTCGTACCAATCCTCTTCTTTAAGAGTAAAATTCAAGTTTGCCATATCTTCTATGTGTTTATATGTTTGTTTCCTATATCAACTCCCAACCTTTCCTTACCTCATCCATGTTTGCAGGAACACCATTCTCAACATAACTCATTGCAGCCACCACCGCAATAAGTTGTTCCCGGTTGTTTCTGTTCAGAATTGTATGACGAGATATGCCTGAACGCTTTTCGACTGTGGCAATATACACTTCAGTATTGTTCTCACATGGCGGTGCCCATCGCATAATAACATCTTCAAGTTCATTGGCCGTGCCGTCTTTGTCAGTATCATACTTATTAAGAATATAAGTTTGAAGAGTTTTAAAAGCAGCACGATAACCGTATGCCATAGTTTTAAACTGAAAGAAACTTTTATCTGTCTGTGTTGCAGACAACCCCTGCCATTTCGTATTATTTCTCCGTATATTTAACGGATTATTATTCCGTAGTCCCCGTGTCATTTTTATCCTCCTTTTCTTTTTGTGTTTCAAACAATATTTGTGCGGCCAGTCGTGCTATATCGTCCTTATTCTCAATGATTATACTCATGGTCTTTTCCGCTTTCCGAAGCTCGGCCTTTTCCCATGATTTCTCACGTACCGATTTGAACTCACAGAAAACGCAATAAACCGCCCATAACATAGCGAATACTGGAAATGGAATGACGATGCAACATATAAGGTCAATCATAACCAGTGTCAGAAACGGATTAAAATATTTCTTCGCTTTTGTCGCTGTCATTTTGTACTTCTTCGAGGTACGAAGTTCCCCACGCTGTTTGGCCTTCTGAATCCCCGAAATAAAATCTATCCCCATTGCGATTATGATAGCTGTCATACTTACCGCTATCAAAACCAAATGTAAAAACAAATGGTCGTGAATGAATGTTTCAATAATGTCGTTCATATCCTTTTGTGTTTGCGTTTATTATTTTTATTCCAATAGTAATTTGTTGATAGCATCAATAAAGGCTGGGGAACATAAACTTGCGTATTCCTTAATCATATTACACTCTTCATCGTTATACTCAATTTCTCCATTGGAGTTGAATATTTTAAATGCGAGGGCATGAGCCTCTATTCCCCTGCCAAGTTGATAAATGATATTGGCAAAATCCTTCTTGTAGTTCTCAACGGAACATCTCGTCTTATCAATATCAACAAATATCTCAATTCTTTCAAAATTTATCCTTTTCATAATCACTTCCAATCATTATCATTTGAAGCACCGAACATCAGTCCTCTTCCCAACCAGTCAGAGTTCGGTGACGGATACATAAAATCCACCAACTGCATACAATGGTGCATGGAACCGCCATTCAATGTTTGCTTTGTTCCATTCGCATATATCTGAACATTATTATAATTGTCATTTGCATTAACCACGAATATCCTTTGGGTGACGGCAAGACTCAAAAGATAACGGTAGGTTACATTCGATGTTATTCTAAATATAACCGTATCAACTGGAAAACCCGAAGTTTCACCGTTATAATCGTATCTTGGCGAATAGCAAGGAACTGTATAATAAGTTTCGTTAGCAGAGGAAGTCCCGGAAGTCAAAGGTATATAAGTACCGGTTTTATCAGCACCTTTTGTGTACACATAGGCATAGGAGCCGTAAACTACCATAATGCTTCTTTCCCTTGCGCCAAACACGCCTCTACACCATAAGTCAGAAGTGTAGAAACGTAATGACCGGTTATCCTTAGTACCTTGATGATACATATCACCATCAAACCACATTCTTCCATCACTTCCAAAGCTGATTCCTCCAACCGCATCACCAGCAGCATTCACGCAATTCAACCTTGTAAAAGAGCCTGATACACCTTTCAATGTACCTTCAAAAGTGCTGTCACCTGAAATAACCGCACCAGCCGCATAGAGTTTCCCTGCTATACTCACCTTATATGGCGCATCAGTCGGTGTTGTAGCTCCAACCCATAACGGATAGTCACCACCAACAAGACCTGCTGCAACCGTTTTATTATCGCCCTTCATTATCAAAAGCTGATTACCCTGCATGAACCGTAGAATAGCATTTTGAGCCATGATAAGCGGAGTGTACACTGGCACCAAAGAATTAAACTTCTGCCAATAAGTTGTATTTGTCACCGGAATGGAATCACTGGACGTATGAGTTTTCAGACATTTATACGCATTAAACGTATTAGCACCGGTAGTCACAATTGCAATATCCAAGTACCGGGTACCGGAAGTCAAAGCCTCGTCATTGCGATACTCTATGCCTTTAGCCCATTCGGATTGCCGGAGAATACAGCCTTGCAGCCCGTTTTTCCCCGGTTCCCCATTAGTACCGTCAATTCCATTTTTGGCCTTTCTTCGTATTAATATATGCCCTTGCGCCTCCATACCGGATTACTTCAATTTTGCTAATACTTCTTTTGCGATCTCCTTAGCCTTGATACGATAACTCTGATAATCAGTGTATTCTTTCAGATATTCGGCACGCTTACCTTCGTCAAGTTCCGAAGCCATATCACGTGCCATTTCCAAGTTGGCGAAAATGGCATCACGTTTATTCGCATCATAACGTTCCATGATAATGGCACTTACAATACTGTCATAATCATGTTCCCCTTCAACATCCACGTTTTCACAGACATACTGGTCTTCAACCACCACATCTTCCGAACCGGCCTTTTGAACAGCTTCTCTTCTCTCAAAGTCGAAGTAAATGCGTAGCAACGCACCTTCAACTACAAATTCAATACCAGTCGGCAGTTCTCCTACAAGAGTTCCATAACTTTTCATAAATTACCTCCATTTTTATAATTATTCTTCAAAATAATAAGCACTCTTCCCGTCACCTAACGAACGCCGCTTGACAATCACATTTTCCACTGGAAAAATCTTCTGACCGTTATTCTCCGCTTCGCGAGCCTGATCCAACACATCTTTCAGATTGTAACAGTTCGTTATGAATTTGCTACGTTGTCCGTTCTGTTCAAAAAGAACACAATATCTACCTTCACCTTGCTTTGTCTTCACATTCGTTTCAAAGTCCACCACTGTTATAGGGACATTGAGAATATCCATCAATCTTGTCTCTTTTACATCGAAGAACTTCTTTCCGTCCTTTGTTCTACCACTCTGTTTGATACCTTTATCTGCAAAACTCATATCATTATTTGTTATTGTTCTCCATAAATTCTTACAATCTCCCCACTTACACCAGCCCCAGTATGAAGCTCGTATCTCGCGGTTACGTTTCCGGCTTTTTATTCGTTTCACCTTTCGGGCAAAGTTCTTTTTCATATTTTTACGCATCCGAACATTATCTTTCGTGAAGCAATAGCCCAAAAAGTTAATCCTTCTTCCTCTTACTACGTTTTCGCTTTCTATGCTTTTTGTTCCCATTTTTTGTTTCTGTTCCTATCGGAGCAATACAACTGTTTGCTTTAACTACCAACCCAACTTTTGCACTTTCCCGTTCATACGCACGAATAAGAAACAACGCTTCGGCCTTAGAACGAGCCAGCATAACATTATCATCGCAATATCTATGCAGGCATTTGACACGATATTTCTCCTTCATTGTATGATCTATCCGGCTTGCCGCAAAATTCCCGATAGGTTGGCTTGTAAATGCTCCAATCGGAACACCTCTTCTTCCGTTCAACTTCATTCTCCAATACGTCAACTAACTCTGTTCCGCTGTCATACGATAAAACAGCTATCTCGATCAATTTAATAAATCGTTCATCTTTGAATTTCCTTCTCAATGCAGCAACAATAAGCTCATGAAGAATACTTTGATAGAACTTTTTGAAATCAGTCTTTACGAACCATTTGTATTCCGGGTACCGGTGAAGAAAACGTTTCATTCTCCTTACTCCAAAATGTAATCCCTTTCCCTTGATACACGCACTTGTATCATAAATCAAATTTCTATAAACATCTTCTTCAATCACCCTCATAATTGCATGGTGCAATATACGCCACGGGAAATATTTCTGTTTGACAATATCTCGAACCTTTCCTGCATCACTTTTTACTCTCATTACGCTATAATCCGGTGCCGGAAAATCCAATGTCAGGATCATCAACTGCAAAGCTCGGAGGTCTTCTTCCGGGTGTAGATTATGCCGCCTGATAAAGCGGTTTTTCTTAACCTTCCCATCTTGTGCTTCTTTGTCCGCTTCACGTAAATTATTTATCTCTGCTATACGTTCAAGAATATACCCGGCTCTTTTAGATTTCTTTCCACCGTTTGCTTCTATCCGTTTATTGTCAGCCTCTATCCTTTCCGCTATAATTCTATCAATTTCATTATGCGATAGACTCTTCCAATCAATATCACTTCTTCCAATATTCACTGCTGCTTTGTTTTAAAATTTACACCATACTTCCAATTTTGTCTTGTTCAGACTATTTTAATTATTCCGATAACTGCAAGCTGTTTTTACTTGCTTGAATAATTCGCCCGGAGCTTTCGAGAACCAACCTACTAACACCGCTTGTTGCCTTTCGCAAATTGGGCAACCTTTCCGCATTCTTGATTTTCTGACATCGTAACCAATTGATTACTACGTTGCAACGATATAAATCCTGCAAGGTCATGGCTCGGAGAACTCGCAGATTACTCTACGATAAATAAGTATGGCGAGAGCCGATATTCGCATTCGAGTTCGACCAATCGTTATTCGAGTTCGCATAAGCGAGGCCGCAATTCGCACCGTTATTCGCATTACCGCCCCAAAGAACCAGCTCTTGTTCCCCTCTGCCAACCGTCCACGCCTTTCGGCTTTCGTCCCGTTATCCGTTGCCGTAAAACGAGAAGGTGGACGGGTTTTAATTAATTGAAATTCAAAGAACTAATATTTCAAAATCTATTATGCAGCCATCAAAGATGCACCGCTAACAAATGTTAAATTCCCAAAATACGCAAGGCGAGAGCCGATAGACGCAGCCGAGTACGACCAACCGTAAGACGAGTCCGCATAAGCGAGGCCGCAATACGCACCGGTACTCGCAGGCCCGCCCCAAAGAACCAGCTGCCCAGTAGTGTTTGCCCATGAATAATCAGCCCAATAAGAAGTGCTGTTTCCACCAATCTTTTTCGGGAAAATATCAAAATGCTCCCCAAGAATTATTTCCTGCACTTGACCGGAAGCTGTCTGACGGGTAGCTTGTCTGTATTCACCATTTGGATGCGCAGCTAATTCAGCAGTAGTCGGTAAACGGTTTCCTTTGTAAATGAAAATTTCCGTTCCACTTTGAGCACTATTGTTGGAACTACCGCAAAATACTCCTTGCAGAAATTCCCACTGCCACCCATAAGGATCTTCTATACCCATCATGTTCACCCGTGAACAATCCACTCCAGTATTACTTCCATTCACCACAGAAATAGCTATTTTGCCCCAATTGTCACCGAGACTCTTTGTTGCGCCAGTTTGCAATGCTGCCGCAGCAGCCCACAAGTCTTTACTGGAGCTACCACCCACACCATAACCAAGTTTGGCTTGAATATTGGTATCTCCGTACTGGGACAGCCCCAACATCATAATAAGCTTTCTCTGATCGTAATCGGTCAGTCCCCATTCCTTACCGTTCACTTGTGCAGCATTCCAAAATGCGTTGATTGTCTTGCTGCCTGCCGGTGCAACTCCTGAACGTGAAACAAGTGCGCTACCTGACATGGAGCCTTTGTATGCACCGATACAGTTATACATTCCACCATTTGCCCCACCAATAAACTCACCGCCAATAGGTAGCATCGAGAGCCATAAGACTGGTACACCACTTACACTGTCAGTCTGTACACGATAATACAAACGTGGCCCTATCCACATCACATGCCCTTTGGTTTCATCCACCGCAGTACCATCAGCAAACACCGCACTATTGGTAGGGGACATTTTAGCAGCCCTTCCATCATTCGTTACGAGATAACGGCCACAATACAACTTGTATTCTGTCCATGCGGCTGTATTACCTATCACACCATAGTTCGTGCTACTTTGGGTTGATTGTTTGATTGGAATCCCCCAAGCCACCTGCCTCAACATTTGTTCGTCACCATTATTAATAGCATTCATGAAGTTTTCCACGGTAATGCGTCTGACACTACCACCAACTTCCACCAATACTGTATTGGAACGCAGAATGGAGGTCACCAATGTTTCATTTCCTAATCCTTTAGTTGCCATAATATTATTTTGTTTTTATGTTAATTAAAATGACATTCTGCCAAAACATCAACATCATATTGAGTCCCGTTTCTGTCAGTTTCCGTTGTTGTTACAGATATAGAATTTGTTGTAGAATGTTTCAAACTCTTCCAGTTTTCCTTATCCATCACATCCATAGTCCACGATGCGGAAGTAGGAGTATAAGTTGACCCCGTAGTCATATTTACAATCTTGGCACTTACTGTAACGGGTTGTCCGGTATCAACCTCTTTGTTGGAAGAAGTTATATAACATACAATTTGAAATTCATCTGCCGTATCAATGATACGTACCCCGGCACGTGCTATCGGTTGTGAAGCACTTGAAGACTGATAAACTTCTGCTATGAATAACTGGGTACCGTCCACATCACCACGGGTAACAGTTACACTTTTCTGTCCGTTCTTATCAGTCCAAGCCGCCGTGTCCTTATACCATTTTATATAGTAATCGGTAATGGCATTGGCACCGGCATACAGCTTGGTAGTCAGAGTACAACTTGTTACTTTGCTTGTTAACTGTTCGGTACTTGCAAGAATAGCAAGATAGTAAGAGCTGGCTCCCATATTCTGAATGGCAATAGGCAGTTCCCCGGTCAAATTATACTCAACACCTGCCGTAGAAGCGACACATGAATAAGTCAATGTATCTCCCGCAATATTCGTTTTGCTTGCCAAGTTTCCGACAATTTTAATGGCACCGGTACTGGTATTCAAAGAGAATTTGCCCGTACTGTCTTTTTTCCAACCTCCACTTTCCGCACCGTTAAAATTTAAAGCCACTCCATTGTAAGCCCAACTATGACCAGACAAACTGACCGCCAACCCACGTGCCGAAGTTACTTTGGGTGTCCGTACCGGCTGATTCGCAGCTATACTCCAATCAGGAGAGACAGCCCCACTTTCTTCATCTACGGCCTGAAACAATGGAATGCCATTATTTTCAAAAGTCAGCATCAGGCTGTCATTGGAACGAAGACGTTTAATCGTGATGCTATTTTGGGCACTATAATTTTCTGCCATATTCCCAACCTCCTTCTGATATAATTTGATTCATGCTTGTATTAGTATAAACGATACCGTCCAACAACAGTATTCTATCTTCCAGTTTTCCATCAAGAGAAGGCAGGCACATTACCTCCTTTTCATTCAAGATGATGGATTCTCCCTTTACCAAGTGCCCCAACAACAGAACCCCGGCATCCAAAGCCTTTTCCTTATTTGCTACAACATACCTCATATCAATTATTTATATATATGTTCCCGTTACTGTCCGTATATTCATTTGTCCCATCAGTCAATACAGAGAAAGCCTTTTTTTGCTCGGCCTTAATGTACACGTCCAACCAATCGTCAAGATAAGTTTCACCAATACCGGTTCCATCCAACATTATCACAGTTTTTTCCCCCTCCTGCCATTGTACCCCGGTCTTATTTGCACTGTCCGTAAACCATACCATGCGGATAATCGGTGCCGGTATCGGCACAATTTCTCCATTCCACTGTACCATAGCTATATTCCTATGCAGGATTTCATCAGGATTGATGGAAGCCTGACTTGCCGGTATGCACGTAAATTTGGGATAAACACGATTGACGGAGAATTGCTGTCTTGCAACCTCCTTTCCACCAACCTTCACCAACAGCAAATAATCCCCTTTCTCGACCAAACGCAAGTCCATTATCAGGCTGGTTAAGGACAAAGCCACTATTTCATGGTTTGCGGTAGTCAGCATTGTTTGACTTGATATGCTGTTCACCTGATAAAGTTCAATTGTATATCCGGTAGTTATTTTATTCACTCCCTTTGTTACCATAAGTGGAATGGTGCGCTCGTATGAATTTTCATCCAAAGCTGCATTCCTATTGGCCGTAGATGCGGAAATCAAATTGTTGGCTACCTTGTAATCATACAACAAAAGCTTGTCAAGAAATGGATTGTACTGGATTATCTGACTATCCCCAATAGACAAACCGTAGGTATCTTCACTCTTATCTACCGTTGTCAACATGATAGAGTCAGTCTTAACGGGAATATTCACCCCAAGCCGGGTATCAGCTATCAGACCTTCAAAATACAACTCAAAACTTTCACCCGGAGCCACATTTCTGCTTATGGTAATGGCACCGCGTGTATCTCCAACCGTATCTATACTGTACTTCCCATTCCATGAACTGATTGCAGAAATATTCTCTCCATTAGCAAACCAGTTCATTTCTGCCAACAAAGAATTAACATAAGGCATATCCCAGCTACCGTCAGCGGCATTCGCTATGACTTCCGGTAAAATCACCAGTGGAGTAACCCCACGGTCAGGATCATATTCATTTGCCACCGGATTATAGACCTGATTGGCCGGACTGTTCGGTGTCATTATCTTCAAGCTTACTGCAATCGTAAGCGGTTGAAACTCTTTTCTGATTCTTTTCTTTTCACTCTCTATCATATCGTCACAATTGCTTCTACTGATGCAGTATCATTTGTTGCCGTTATGGTAAACAAGGTACTTACCACTGTTACTGAATTATTTCCTAAATCACTAATTCCCTTTGTGTTATGTATCGTTATTGAACCGTTGAAATCCTTATGCTTGATATTCCAAGCTTCATCATCGGCGGTATCTCCACTATCCCTTCGGATAGCCCATTGTCTAACTGTGTCTGTAATATCCTCCCAACCTTTAAAGACCTTGCAAGTAATTTCCATTGATTCACCATAAGCAAGAAAATTGTCACCTTGCGTATCAATCTCAATGCGTACCGGTGCATCTATCTGTAACTGTTCGATTGTGCCGGTCATATAAATGTTATTCAGATAAGCAGAATAACCGGTCATATCCAACCCGAAGATGTTGAGATTGCTCAAATCCCCATCCTGCATTGCAACCATACTCTTTGTAAACTCCCAGTCATTTACCCCTACCAAGAAACGGCGGTATGTCCTCGTCTCATAAGCGGAAGTCTGGCGTTCCTTGTTTGTAAAGTTGCCATAAGCGACAAAATGCAAAGCCTCACACGGATGGAAAGAATATTGCCAACGATCAGAAACACCACGAAGCACATAGCGAAACCTTTTGTTTGTTCCGGCATCCAATATTTCTGTAATACGAAAATAGATTGTACAGAAACCGGCAAACATACGGTTGCCACGGCTATCATCTATATCAGATACCGCATTATTCCCCGGCGTTTCATAGTCATGGAAATACCCCATGCAAATATCATCCACAGCCACAGCACCTATTTCACCGTCTTGTAATTTCAAACTTATTGTCCCGGAACGTAGCAAGTTACCATCAGCATCATAATCAGGCTCAACACTCTCTATAATTCCAGCACCGGGAGAACGCCATTTGTCACCAAGCACAATTTCAGCACGGTTAAAACGCAATTCCGGCACCTCTAAAAACCTGCGTAACGTGAGGCTTTCCATATACCCACGTCCCATGCTGTCTATTTTCGCCCCAAAGCCGGTCAAACCCTCTGCAAAACCGCTTGCACCAAAGATAGCACCGGCTAAGAAGCCGATAAGCCCAGCTGCCGTATCATTGTGGGTGCGCGAAAGAAAAAGCTGATTGCCCAGTGAACGGATGATAGACTGTATCTGTTGGGTATTCAAGCCACCGGTTCCCTGCCCACCACCTGCAATAGAGTCTATCTGATTTTGGATTTTTTCAAGTGATCCAACAGCCTTTTCCTCCCGAAGTGTCATAGTGTACTTCGGTATCATATCTTCTCCCTCTTTGATAATAAGGGTATCAATAATGATGCTGCCTTCAATACCAAGATCGCTATCAGTGAATAGCATCAAGTCCCCTTCTTTCAAAGTATCATGTATGCTTGCTTCCCCCCTTGCAACAGCCTCATCATGTTGGCGTGCCATGAAAATATCATCCACCTTCGGTTCATACGAATAGCGCACATAGTCATTCTTTGCAAGATATTTTTTCGCGGTAGCAAGCAACCGTTGTGAAGCGGCCTGAATATAAACGTCCGGCATATCAATATAAAGCAGGACAAACTTGTCACCGGACTTTATATTGTAATCCTTGTATGGGAAATATAATTTCAGACTTTCATCATATACACGGTTACAAGTCAGCACATATTTATTGCCCTTCTTCTCACATTTGGTTATTTCAAAATCCCGGCCACCACACATGCCGTTTTTCATGCTAATGGTGGCTGTTTCAGAAGTCAGGTAATCGTTTATATTGAAACCAACATCTTTTAGCGTTATTGTAAAAGGTGGGACATCTTCACCTTCCTTCAGGCTATCCATTGTACCATCATCTGTCAGTTGTTCGGCATCAGCCACTTCGTCAAGATTGCCATTATCCCCGGCATCCAATGATACATAAATACCTGCATCTTTCAACTGTTCGGCGGTCATACCTTCCATTGAAGGACATATTTCCTCCAAACCACCGGTACCGTCAAAATAAACACTCCCTTCCCGAATGCCAAGCACAGCAATATTCTTACTGTCAATATATGGATCAAGCGTTGTCTTAGGAAAATCAGGTAACATCAGATTTTCCACGGCCATGTTATTCGGCAAATAATTGGTAAGAGAACTGTTTGAGAGCTTATTATAATACCGGTTAGGCATATTTCTTGTACTACCGTATGCACGCAATCGCGTAATAATCTGTTGATCCGCATCGGCTGTACGTTGAATTTCGTACAAACCGTTTCCACGTCCATACTTGAAAATATTGCCCACAGCAATACCGGCAGTACCGATTGTTATTGTTCGGCCACGAATAACAAAGTTCGCACCAAATTTTGAATTGAACAACTCCAATGCACCCCATACCTTTATATTGTTCACATCAATGTTTACATTGGTAGTGCTCACATATTCAGGGTGTACGGCAACCGTCCATTTTTGTGCTCCGGTATATATACGGTCAAGATTTACTTGAACACGGTCTGCCAAATCTTGTATAGACGAAGCGAAGAAACTGAACTTAGGCAAAGAAGTGAAGTGTATCTGATTATCACTTTTCACATAATCAAGAAAATCACATCGCGTCAATTCATCTCCCGGCCAGTTGAACTTTACGTTATCATAGACAAACGCTTCTCCCGAAGTTTTTCTTGCCGCCTTTTTTAATGCCGTAGGATCATAGTTTATCTCAAACTTCTCACCACGGTACATAACATAGTCACCTATCTCAAAAAGAATGGGTACGGCATTTTTCAGAGTGCTTGTCACAAAACATGCACCCATCCATGTACCATTATACTCCAAACCTTTCAGTGTACAACGTACCGTATTGCCAGTTTTATCATAAACCTTCCATGCCATACAGCTATACTTTTTCAACCAATGCAACTATCTTTGTCGGTTCCGCAACACTATACGAGGGGATTATTTGAGTTCGAGGATCAGTTACTCTGAATTTTACCAGGAAGGTCAAGACTTCATCCATATTGGACTTATTAAATTCAAAATCTCCAACCTCCAGTAAGTAAAGTCCTTGCCGCCCGATACCCGTGTGCGAGTTATATATTTTCAAGGTGGCACCGTCAGCATTTTCTCCCGTGAGATAGTTTTGAAAGGCCATAATTTTATCGTATGCAGTACCCAAATCTCCCTTATAGCACATCTCGGCTTCCAAGTCGTATGCCTTTAATAGCAGCTTATCGGGTATGTAAGTATCTTCACCGTCTTCATCCGGCCAATCCCGTTTGGGTAAATCTTTCGTTTCCCCACCCGGCTTGAACGGAAATTCTGTGCACACAATTCCAAAATGCGCCAAGCTGTCTTTGACTGGAGCATTCTCGGTAGTTTTCTGCATCAAAATAGAATACGGTTCGTTCATATACATATATTAAAAAAGAGCTTGCCGCAGAGATATTTAGTCTCCACAACAAGCTCTATGGCCTTATACTTTAATCTTATTTCAACGCAAATATAATTGTATTTTCTATATAATCATAGAAAATAATGCCATAAAAGCATTTTTTAGTAGATTATTATACTCAACCCCTAACTTGCTTCCACGTGTATGTTGAAAAACATAAAAAATATCATTTGTCATAATTTTATTTATTAATACTTTTGCATTTAATTATAAAAGAGGTTATTATATGTTAGGAGTTTTAGTTTGGATAGTAGTGATTCTTCTGATCTGCTTTAGTGTTTTCGGAGGGCCATGTCTATTACCACTATACGTACTTTTTGTGGTGGTGGTAGGTTTTTATTTTGGTGTAAAATATTTAGATATATGATAGAAAAGGAACAAAAAGCTAAAAGAGTGTATCATCGAACAAAACCTGCGAGTAAAAGTAAGGTTCGGGCTATCAGATTTGATTTAGACTTGGTAGAGTTTATAAATCTACAACCAAACGTAAGTCTATTTATAAATGACCTTATTCGGAGAGAAAAAGAAAAAATAGAAAGAATGAAAGCTATTGAAGTTCGTGAAATTTTAAAAGAAATGGAATAATGAAAAACATTTTACTTTTACTGTTCATATCATATTTTATTATTAGTTGCAGTAGTAATACAAAAACGCCATTTGAAGAAGAAGCATATAAAATGCTTAAAACTGAAATTAGTGATACGTTTTCCAGCGTAGGAAACGATGTTGATATATTAAATACCAGTACAGAGTATTATACAGATTCATTATGTGTAATAAAACTATCTGTCAAAGGGAAAAATGAACTTGGAGGAAAAACTTCAAATGTGTTTGAATATATATATTTAAAAGAAGATGATAGTTCGACTATGGGATTTCTTAGAGAAATACAAAAAAATGATTCTTCATTGATGAAAGTAGCTGATATTGAAAGTGAAGACTCCAAATGGAATAATAAATCATTTGATGAAAAGTTATACCATCTATGTAGAGTTTATGCTGCTACCAAGGCTTACGCTAAACAGCTTAAAAAAAAATACAAACTAAATTAGGTGAACATAGTTAGTAATAAAATCATGAATGAGTAGGGCTGGCTCCAAAGTCAGCCCAATTTATTTGTTATGTATTGAAAAGAATCGCAAATTACCTCTTGATTGTATAAGAACGGAATTACGTTCTTTTAGTTTTTCCTCTGTAATTAAGTTTTTTACGAATTGTTTAGTAGAATCGTTTCTGTATAGCGCACCATCTGTTTCTGCTGCCCACTATGTTTATTCCATTAACTTTACCGAAAAATGACGATTTAAAATTTGCTTATTACAGTATATTGTCAAAAACTCGATTCTTCTGAATTTTCAGAGAAATAAATAGTGAACGCTATGCTACTGGTATTAATTCACCCTTAATCAGCTTTATGGCTTTCTTTACGTCCCAACCGCTTTCGCATAATGCGATGATAAAACGTACACCTTTCGTAGTCCATACAGTATAAACATTTGTTCCTATCGAGCCATCCGAACGTGTGTACGTCTGTGTACGTGTAGAGTGTAGTCCCCAAGTAGAATAAGGAGTATGCAATAACCATTGTCCGCTTTGTCGGTAGATGACTCCGATTTCTTTCAGCTTCTTATGCAGCTTTTCGGCATCCATTCCTATCTGCTTGGCGACTTGTGTGCTCGTCTGGGTGTTTACACTCTGCAAGTGGTTATCATAATAGCTGACCTTCGGAGCGGCTTGAAGCAACTGCTCTTCTTGCAATGCGTTCTGTTGTTCAAGACGTTGCTTCTCTTCTCGCTCGTTCTTTAATTGTGTTGCAAGACTGATAACAAGGTCGGGATTGTTTATCATTTGCTCCAAAGTTGGCTGCATGGCGGTCATGCCATATTGAAGTAACTCTTTGATACGCTTATTACACCATATAGCAAATGATGGAGATAACCAACGGGCAAATTCCAATGCTACATCTTCGTGAAGCCATGTGCCTTGTTCGCTATTACCACCTTTAACTACTTGAATTAGTGCCGATATGGGAATATGCATATCGGCTGAAAGTGCTTCTGTGAACTCGGTAGTAGCTTTCAATCTAAGCCAATCCCCTACTAATTTACCAAACGGCTTTGCCATTTCTGTTGCATTTACCATTACATTATCATCTTTATAAAAAGTGATAGGGCTTCCATTATATTGAAAAATTTGATTTGTTTTCATATTATAAATTTAGATTTTACTTAACAAAGATTTCTCCCTTTTACGGGAAAGCTCACGCTTGTTTTCTTCAAGTTCTTCCCAACGATTAATAATTTTGGCTCGTAAGTTTGCATCATAACCACTTGCGAGAAGAAGGCAATCCTTTTTGGTGAGAATGTAACAAGACACTTCTTTGCTTCCACCGTTTGGCATAGGTTGAGGTCTTGATGATAATTCAAAACTGAATTGTCGTCTATCTTCCAGTTGTTCAAGGATATTGCGAATATCTCGCATTACATTTGAATGAGTTTTGCCCGTAATTTCTGCAATCTGCAAGGAGGTCATTGTTCTTTTTTTACCTTTTCCCTCATCAATAGGTATTAACTGATTAAAATTTTCCATATCTTTGCACTATAAAGTTAATGTTTTCCCCATCAGCGGCTCGGACATCTCCGCTTTTGGGGAATTATTTTGTCCGATCTTGTAGTAGGTAGGGAATCGAACCCCAATACGCCATTACTCGTACCTACTGAACCCTCCTTAATATAATAGTCACGCTTGACATAATAGTAAAGAGAAAGGGCAAATCCCGATGAAGCCTAATGTGGTTGTCTGCCTCAAAGAGAATGCCCTATAATATTTTACTCCAGTTCATGACAACCACGTAATGAACCTAATAGCATTGTTTCCGACACAAATATAGAAACGATATTTTCACCATACAACAACCTAAAAATCAATAAAATAAATTCGGTAAACATCAGTAACAAACGGTAAGAATCGGTAACTAAAAATAGTTATATTTACCCTAAAATTTAGACACAATATAAATAATGCACGTATCTACCGTATTGTGACGAGATGTTGGTTGCAATTTATGATACCGTTCAAATAATTTGGAAATATAAAATACTGTAAATAAATATATTGCAGAAAACGTGTTAGTCCCCATTCTTTTTATATCTTACCATAACATTGCCTTCGGATTCTATTTTACAGTTTCCACCATGAACATATACATAAACTTTAGCCACATCGCTTTGCCTTACATGTAGTTTAGCCCGATCATATACACTTACAAAAACTTTGGCACAATCCTCCACTTCAAGAGTCAATTCACTATCATGCCGCAAATGGAGAGTAACAACTGTAAATTTACCGAAAGAAAGTTTACCTGAACATTTACCGTTCAGTACATATACACCATTGTCGCCTCCGATCACTGGTTCATCAACAAAAATATGGTTTTGATGAAGCAGACTCCGGTCAAAATTGCCTTTTATATATTCCACCGTCGGATAATCGTGTTCAATACAAAAATCAATGCCCCGTATATACATTCCGATCAATTCTTGCTGGCTTTTATTGTTTTGCCAGTCACCTTGCCATTGTGTGCAGAGGCCATACGATACGGCATGACCTCTCAATTCACTATTCAATCTGTTCATAATCATATATTAAACTTGTTTACACCGTTTATATTCCTATGTAGTATATCCCTGATTTCTTCCACAAATTCCACATTCTTTGCTGTATTTATCTGTATCATTGTCAGTTGTTGTAATTGTGCTTGTGCTATTACATTATAGGCCGGGAACAATTCTTCAACCAATCTGCGCACATACTCCCGTTTAACACTCACGTCAGCCCGGATTGCATTTATATAAGAAGCCAAAAGGTTAGCGGTATTTTCAGTAACATTCTGTATGCCTTTAGATAAACCACTTCCACTGTCTTCTTCCTCTTCCTTCATACTGATACCATATTTCTTTTCCATATAGTTATTCAGTTTGTCAAGCATGGAATAGTAATCATCGGTTTTCTCACTTACCCCCATTAGATAGTCCGCAATACTTTCCAACTCCTTTTCGTCAAGAGAGAAATCCTTGCCGAAATAACCACTCATTCCATCCTCACCAAAAAGCATCTTTTGAAGCTGTTGCATGGCCGGTTCCAAAATACTTATTTTGAGAATGGAGTTCATAACATCACCCATAATGTCGGCAACCTTATTTTTGAAAGCTTCGGCACCATCCTCGCCTTTCTGCCATGCCTCATACAAGGCATCTCCCAACTGCGAAGCCCAGTCTTTCAAATTAATGCCATAAAGAGATTCAGCCGTTTCTTCGGCAAAATCCTTTATTTGCTGTTTCATCTCCGCAATCTGATTCTCATAATCAGCCACTTTGCTATCATCCGTCTTCTTCTTGTCAATTTCGGCTTGCCGCTGTTTCTCCAATTCTGAAAGTTGTTCTTGCATCAAGGCACGTTGATACCCGTATGCACCGCCTTCATCGTATGCCGAAACACGTTTTTGAAGTTTTTCCGCTTCCTGCTTATATTTCTGCAAAGACATCAAATCGAAGATGTTGATCTTCCCCTTATTGCGTATTGCCTCAATCTGATTATTTAATTGATTCAACCGGGTACGGTCATTTTCTGCATCTACAAGTTTTAGTTCCGTGCCACTGCCCAAGAAACGTTCAAGAATACCGTCAATCTGTTCGTATATATACTGCAACTGTTGAGCACGAAGTTTACTTTTTTCAATAGCCTTATCAAGCTTTTTGTCATGTGCTTGTGCTATCTTCCCAATCCAGTTTACAGCTTCACCGGCAGCGGCAGCAATACCACCAACTATTCCACCTTTGGCGAATCCCTGCCCGATATTGCTTATAGAAGACATGGCATCCTGCACATTACCCATCGTGTCGGCCATACCCTCATTGCCCAAAGCATCGAACATGGAAGACATCTGTCCTGCAAAATTGCCGACAAGATCAGCACTTTCAGCGGCACTTTCTCCTATGGCTGCAATTTTTTCTATGGTACCCTTTTCATCTTTATCTCCACTGGAGAATAAAGAACGAATATTTTTTATGAGAGTGGCAAACGGATTCTTCTGTAATCCGGCCTTATATAAGTCTTGTATGGCTTTCTTTAACTTCTCAATTTGAGAATATTCTCCTGAAACATCAATCCGTTTACCATTCTCATCCAAATACCAAGAAGTAAAAGCTGTTGGCTTTCCATTCTTGTTTTTAGTTACAGAAGCATTATCAATAATCTGTTGCGCATAATCGGATGCTTGCTGTATCTGTCCGTATGATTTATAGGTCTGATCTCCAAATATCTGTTCCCATACCGGAAGAAGTTCAAGCAGTTGTCCCCTTAGTTTTGCCAGTTCCTCCTTATATTCGGTAAAAAGAGCTTTCTGTCCGGGAGTCATGCCTTCAACATTCCCAACAAGTTCATTATTTTCACCAATGAAGGTGCCGGTTAAGGGAGCATATTTCTCGCTTAAGTCCCGTATCTTTTCAGCGATAGATTTGTATTTGTTGAGGGCAGTAACTTCTTTCAGCTTTACTTCCAAACTATCTTTTTCAATAGCTTCTTTAGCTTCCTTCCATGCACTGAAAAACTGTTTATACAAAACACTGTCTTTACCTCCAAGTGATTCTGTGGCCTCTTGTTCGGTGAAAGTCAAAGGTATATATACCCCTTTATCCTTCATTTTCTTAGTTACCTTTTCAGCTAATTCCTCGGATTTCTTCTCATATTCAGACAATACTCCGAAAGCGTATAAAGAAGCATCCTTCTTACTTGCACCGGCATTGACAAGCTGCTTGTATATATCCCATTTCTTTGAAACATCAGACACGTACCTTTCAAGTTCCTTTGCGGCCTTATCCGAAGCTTCTTTCATAGCATTGGCATCAATATCCAAAAGAACTTTCCGTATAGAAACTTTCAATTCCCTACGTTCTTTAGTCTTATCGTCAAGCTGGTTAAGAATCTTATTCAATTCATCTCGATAATTTCCAATATCCACCGGTTCTTTACCTTTAAATAAGGAATCAAAAATACCCGATTCTTTAACCTTGCTGGCAGCTTCTCCCTTTCCAACAATGTCAGTCCACTTCTTATATTCAGAATATGCCTCCTTTAGTAAGTTTACCCGTTCTTTCAATCTTTCGGCAAAGGCATCCTTTTTGCTCTTATCCTTATTTGGATCAGTGAGGGAAAAACCGATTTCTTTAGCTCCTTTCTCACCGGCTTGCATTGTATCGAAAGCCTTTTTATAATCTGATACAATTTGCTTCTGCCAGTCGGGAAGTTTTGACAAGTCAATAGCTCCAATACCTGACAAATCTATTCCGGCTTTAATCAATACCGGCTTCAATTGATTTGTTGTCTCTTTAGCTTCCTTATACGCTTTTTGTACTCCTTCAATAATTTTCTCTGAATCCGTAGAAACCTTTATTTGGGCTTCAAATTGCCCATCTGTGGCTTCATTGAACTTTTTCTGCAAGTCTGACAAGCTCTGAATAGTTTCCGTATATTCAGCATTAATCTTGATATTGAATTGCTTTTCAAGAATCTCACCATTAAGAAATTTTCGTATATCTACCGGCATTTCTTTAAATTGATCCAAGAAAGAACTTATATCCAAACCGATAGCTATTCTTTGAGCGTCACTCAAATTGTCTAAATTCCAACCGGCAGCTTGTAATCGTGACTTATATTCAGATATGAAACTCTGCATATCCGGTGATACTTCTTCCTCAAAAACACGTTTAGAGTTTTTCCATGCCTTCCGTAGCTGAAAAATATCATCCCTATATCCTCCCGTGAAGGGTAACTCATTATTCAAACTGGCTAATGCCTTGGGATATTCTTTGATTATATCCAACTGCTCTTTCAATGATTTGCCCGAAGCGACTTTAGCAAAATCATCATACTTGGCTATAACTTTCTGCATGGCAGTATAATACTCTATATAGCTACCAGCCATACGGTCTATAATCTTGTCTATATGCTTCTCTGCCTTGATGTAGTCTTCAATATTTTCACTAAAGCTTTCGTCAAAATAACCATCAGTAGCATCATTCGCATATTCAGATGTACCTCTTATGGCATTCAACAATTTATAAGCCTCTTTTGTATCATTCAAAGCATTCCGAAGCAATATATATTGTTCTGCAAGGCTTTTAACCGTATTTCCTTCATCATCAGTCTTAAACGTTTCATTAAAAGTGTCTGCCCAAACTGGAGAATAATCCTTTAATGCTGTTTTCATTTCTTCAATAGAAGAAATCAGTGAGGCATCATTCGCCTTAAAAGGATCAACATCAGCAAATTTTTGAGCTTCTTTCGTTAAATTCTTGAAACCGTCTTGTGCTCTTGTTGTCAGCTCGGAAATACGCTCGTTCATTTCGTCAGCCTTTTGCCCGGACTTATACCATAATTCAGTAATGGCAAAAAGTCCAGCGAACAAATACATGTATGGATTGAACAAACCCTTAAAAGCAGTCCAAACTTGTTTGGCTCCATAACTAAGCATTGTCATTGCCACACGAGCTTTTCCAGCTGACATAGCCACTTGAAGTTCAGCTTTTGATATATTAAGTAATTGGGTAATATGTCCTGCCTGACCTGATTTAATTTTCCCAAGTGTTATCAACCTCAACGCTTGTTCTTTGTTCAATGCGCCACTAACAGCCAATGCCCTCCATTCTGCGGTAGTCATAGCATTTCTTGAAGCAATCAATCCTTTTTCAGCGGCAGTTAAAGTGCGGTAATTGGAAGCCATCACTAAATCCGCTGCTGTTTTCTGTTTAGCTGCGAGTGTTCCTTTTATTAATGTAGCATTTGCCACTCCCATGGCACGTGATCCTGCATAAACCGCAACCCGATATGTTCCAAACGCAGCTGTGGCCGCTGTTATAAAAGGTACAACTTCTTTCCAATTTTGAGCAAGGGTGGTAAGGCTTTCGGCAGTCCATTTCAATGTACTACCCATTGACTCCGCAATATCACCAAGCATAATGTCAATCGCATCAGCCAAGTTCTTCCATTTGGATTTGACTGATTCTGAAAGAACTTCCTGCATGTTATGAAACATGCCACCATCATCCGTAAGTTCCCAAAGAACATCTTTTACGTCCTCAAACGTAACCTTCTTTTTCGAGATCATATCAAGCACTTCACCGGCACTGACAATGCGGCCTTCCAACTTACTGAATCGCTCGGCCAGTTTATCCACCATAGGAATGTTCGCTTCCGTCAATTGCCGCAATTCTGTTCCTTTCAAGAATTTAGCAGCCTTTATCTGACCGAAGGCCAATATGATACGCCCCATATCAACACCTACACCGGCTGATATATCAGCCAGCCTTTTCATGGTATCATACAATTCATTGTATGGTATAGAATATGCAGAAAGTTGCTTGGCATACTGATTCAAATCCATAACCCCGAACGGAGAAGCAACAGCCAGTTTCTTAATCTGATTGAATATGGTTGTAGCTTTGCCTTCATCTTGCAGGATAGAGGCCATTGCAATTTTCTGATTCTCCAACTCACCACCAATATCAACCACTGCACGTAAGAAATTTTGTGCCGCATAAATGGAGTATAGCCCCAAAAATTCATTTCTTAATTGTCCGACAATACTCAACTGGCTGTTCATTGCTCCATTCATATTGAGAGTGGCTGTCATGTGCCGCCTTGCTGCATTGGCTGATCTCTCACGGGCATTAGCCAAATCCAGTTCCGCTTTGGCGGCACGGGCGGCTCTTTGTCGCGCAAGCTCACGTGCGGCTGCGGCAGAAGCCTCCGCTTTGGTTTGAATGGCTGCGGCTTTGGCGGCGCGTAAATCACTTGCTGTAAAGTTTGTATTCAACCCGGCGGCTTGCAAGGCGGCACGGACAGCTTGTGTGGTACTGGCCTTATCCACTACCACATTGATCTTAAACTTCTCACTTTGAAGCAAAGTCTTCATATCACCAACCAACTTCTTCTTGTCAAAACCCACATCAAGTTTTGCCTGCAAGTCTTTGGTGATTTCCGCTTTCAATTTTTTACGTTGTTCCGCTGTCTTATCACGGAACAGTATATCAAAATATAAATTACCGAGATCAGCCATATATTATTGTGTTTGTGCTACTTATAATCATTAATGTTAATTGCTGTTTCTCCATTGCCATACTTATTTTTCCAGCGTTTGGCAGCATCCTCTATTTCGCTTACGGAAGGGGATTTGAAGTTCTTCGTATCGTGCTTCTTTTCCTTGTTGTCCTTGTCACAATCTGTAACCACAATAGACACATCCATTGCCAATAGTTCAATTTGTGCATTTGTAAGTACCCAATAAATACCAAACAAGGGCTTGCTTATTGGAATCCCAAATACTCTCAAAGGCTCTGTCAGCCACGGATAGGACTTGCCTATTTCCCACGTTTGTCCGTAGCTGGTTCGTGAAGGATATGCTCTGCTTCCTCTTTTGTCATTGTCATCATCGTGTCCTTCATCGCGGTCAGATATATGGTAGCAGTCAAGTAGTCTTCCACTGGAATTTTTTTTTTGCCGACGGCTATAACCTTCATCAGCTCATGATCTCCATATTGTTTGATATAAAAGAACCATCGCCACAAGAAAGGATAGAAGAACTTGATCTTCCAATATCCGTTCAAAATGATAGCGGCTGCACATTGGCAACTGATCTTATCATCATTCCCCGATTTCTGCATGGTACTGGTGAATTTGCGTATAGTCCCTCTTTTCAGCCATGAAATACCATATTTCTTTCCTCGGACTTCCACATAGTCCACACTGTCTTCCAACACATCATTCAATAGCCTTTCATCCTCCGGTGTAGGAAGTGTTATGTCATTCTTCTTTGTCATATTTTATCGTGTTTTATACGAAAAAAGGTGGTGGCCGGTATCAAGTAGCTCACCACCTTTTCGCTGATATGAATTTTGCAAAGTGTTATATCCTAAGTTTTTTATTCGGACACTTTTTTACGTAAAATGTAAATAGAGGCACCCTTAGCATCATTCAACGGAGAAACAGATACATTAAAGTACCCCGGCTTATCCTGCTCGCTGACGAAGTTGCTATACCCCTCAACATTCGGTAAGAACAAGGCTGTTTGACGGTCTTCACTACGCATGAAGAGTCCTCCGATTACTTTCTTCGGTTCGATATTGTAACCTTCACCTTCATAAGTCTCACCATCAATGGTAGCAGTCATAGTCACCTTTTCCGCTTTCTTGTTCAGTAACAAGTCATTGATCTTTCCTGCCACGGAAGGTACTTGAAACTGAATATCGGAATCTCCAGCATTAGCAATAGAAGTCCAAGTTGCTCCGGTTGTCAACTTGATCTTGGAAACATCGGCAGCTCCGGTATCAAATGTAACTCCGTCAGAGAGTACCGGCAGCTCCATATCAAAAGCCGCTAAAGTTGCGAGGTCACTATTGACTTTGGACACATAATAAACCTCCTTCATCTGATTAAAGAGCACCTTTAACTCTTCCAGTTTGGTAGTAATAGAAATCTCTGCCATAATCGTATCTTTTTAAGTTTGTGTCATTTGTTTATTATTAGCTTCGCTTGTATTATTAAGGAATGAAAACCGAGTCCGTCATTTCCTCCGGGAAGCAATCGTGGACTTACAGCTGAAAACAATTCCGTCACTATTGGAAATTTTGAAACCACTTCCATTTGCATTTCATCCAAACGGACTGTATTCTCAATACCGTTTGAGCGATCATGCGCAAAAACGTTTATCTGACAGTAAGTGTCTTGGTAGGTACTTCCTTTATCTTGGATAGTTTGTGGCAACCGGATAACAACAAAGTCCTTCATCGCCTTTTGTTCAGCAGCCGGACGATCTGTTATGAAAACCTTTTCACCAATGCCGGTTACTGCATCAGCGATTTGTTTTAATATATCCATACGTCTATAAACTGTCCGTCCCATCATTTCATTGGTTTAAAGTTCTTGAATAATGTATTTTGTGCCCTTTGAAATGTTCCGGTCAGAACATCTGCATTCAACACATTCTCCAAATAGGTTGAATATTCAGTACCCGTGCACATTACTATCTCAAATCCTTTACGTGATTCCGACTTATATCTTTTCAAGAAATCAAAGGAGAATGCTTCGCCATAACCTTTATCAGTTTCTATTGTTCCAGTAAAACGTCTGTTCTGATTATCATAACTGACACCTACAAATGTTTCACCTTTAGTCAGCTTTACTCTCACCGGTTGTTTCATTGAATCTCCACTACAAACGAAATAGGAAAATCTACCGTCCATGAATAATCCGCACGCATAACTGGTTATTGTATTACCCGTAAGATTCCGAAAGCCTGACTTGTTATCAAGTGCATCTTGGATAAGTTCTTCACAGCATTTAGTCAAGACATCAAAGATATATCCTGAAACAAGCTCCTTTGCCTTCCTTATTCCTTCATCAAACAATACTTCATTGCTCCGGTTATCCATGCGTTAATTTTTTGCAAGATTGAAATACACAGTTGTTCCCAAATTTCCGGCATAGCTATCAGTAACCATACATTGAGTGAAAGTGCCTTGTCTGTCCGTGACATCTATCAGATCACCGGCCAATATTCCTTCAACAATTCCGGGAAGGCTCAACAGATAATCGCTCTTTATCACATTATCGGTTTTGAATGTCCGCAAATTTGTACTACCTTCCTTTCGGCATATACCTTCATACAAGATCACCTTCTCACCATCACTGAAAGAATCCTCACCTATAATTCGGTAAACAGTACATTTGTGCGGATGCCGTGGATTATTTACTTTCATACTCAAAAATTGACTATTCTGATTTTAGTGCCCTTTACAACTTCTTCATCCCATTTCTCATACAGTTCTTTCGCCATTTCACGGAGTTGCCGCTTGTCGTATGCACTGGTCTGCCAACCACCTTCCTTATGCTTCCATCCCCCGTCACTGTCTTCGGTATCATTCTTACTGCTTGGAGTGCTTGCACACCACATGTAAATATCGGCAGTGGCAAGATCAAGCTGCCTTTCGGTCAGTTCACTTACCATTGTTCCAAAAGCGATTTTCCGCTTGACAAGAACCCTTTTGAGGGCGTTGTCCGCTATTTCATAAGCAGTTGCGCCACTCAAAAAGTCCTCAATGGTCATATCTTCCGTATGAGAAAGTTCCTCATTCATTCTTGCATGAATTTAAGAATTACACAGTTACAGTAGAGATGAACATATACTGTGGCATTCTCGGCACACACATTTGGGCGGCTTCACTTTCAATATAGATTGAATGTGTTTCAGGATTGGCTCTCTGTGTCAGTTTCAAGCGTCCACCGTCATAAGAAGCAACCTTGTTTGCCTCATATCCCAAAGTCAAAGGCTCCACACCTTGAATAGTACCGATCTGACCTACTGGTATAAAGGCAATATTGGTGGCCTTGAAGTTCTCCACTTGTTCAGTGATAAGATCAGGTTGTCCGTCCGCATCCTTACCGGGCTTGTCAACAAAAGCATAGCTGTCACGTGGCACGATTTCATCCACCTTAACCAGTTTCTTGAAAATGGCTTTCAGGCGGTCTTCATCTTCATTCTGTGCATTGGCAATAACCGTACTATCATCCGTCACAGTCGGATAGAGGGAATGGCCGATACGTTTAAGAACCGTGGTATGAGTCATTAAATCATCCCATAAGTCCTGCGCCAGCTCCATCCTGATCTTGCCCAAATAATGATATTTGCGGCGAATCTCTTTCACTCTGTTCTTTACATCCATAATCGGATCAGAGGCAGAGCCTTGATTTGCCGGAATATGTTCATCCTTAGTCCACCAGCGGCTTGTGCCGGCCAATACTTGATAATGGTTTTCAGGGATATTAAAGTCAATAGTGATACCCTTCAAACCACGTGGGTTGTTATCAGTATCAATAGTGAACTTACCCGTGGAAACAATTCTCATTCGCTGGTGAGTAAGCGCATTGTAGTACGATCCGATAAGACCGTCAGCACTTTCATCAAGCAAGCCCAAGAACACATTCTGCATCTCTTCCGTCAATGCGGACATGCCTACCCGTTGCAACAGCTGCAATTGTTGTCTCACAGTCACACGGTTCAAACGGTAGAACTTCTTTTGAGTCGGGATATTACCCGTCCTTCCTTCGAGTTCTCCCAATGCAGCTTCATAACCCGGACTTTCCGGATCAACGTAAGCTGGCAGCGTTTTCACGCCGAGGCTCGTAATAAGCTGGGAGAAAGTATAATCCAACTTGGTTGCTTCAAATTCAAAACCATCAATTTGAAGTAGGTCATACTTCTCCTTGTAACGGTCAATAAATTCTTGCCAAGTGTCCCCACCAAGCCCATACTCGATAACCTTGTACAAATCAATAGGAAGTGTATTCATACAATTGTCGTATTTTAAATGTTGTTTTCAAATTCTTTTACTGCACCCATACAATTTGAGGAAGTGTAGTAATCTTTTGCAGGATAGCGACCACTTCTTCGTCAAACATGTACTGATAAATCTCTCCGGCATAGACTACTGTCCCACTGGCCTTTGTGTTGCCACTGGCTACAAGAATATCTTCTTGCAAATAACCATTAATGCCAAGAGTGGTAATATCTGATTCAGCCGCCTTGATCTGTGCATCCGTATAAGCGGTGAATGTCTTACCTGAAAGATCAAACTTCACAGCTGTACCGGCAGGAATCTTGCCAACCGCAACCCAATCGGAAATGTTGCTCACCATACCACCGCCCGGATAACGGTGACGGATTTCACGCCACACTTTACGGGCATGTCCGTATTTCACGGTGTTCACATCAAACGTGTTACCCATTGTTCCCATACATTTATTGTTTTAGAGTTAATAATTTCAATTCTTCTTCCAGCCTTCCTTCTTGCCTTTACGTTCAAAGTATCTGCTGGCTGCATTGTGTTGTGTTCCACCTGAACCGTCAGAAGTTCTTGGGGCGGTGCCATAACCCCTGCACGCCTTATATTCTGCATCATATTTCGGCAGAAATTCAGTAACCAGTTCATCCACAGTTTTCTTGGTATCGAAAGTTACCCCTTGTAAGGTCTTGCTCAACACATAATCATCATTCGCTTGTTTGGCCTTCATTGCAGCCGTAACCTTCTTCAACAAATCAGCTTGAACCTTTTTGCTGTCTTCCGCGTCTAAACGTGCTTCCAGTTCTTTCAGTTTCTTCTCCAGTTCATCATCGTTTTTCGGTGGTACCGGTGGAGTTGGAGGTGTCGGGGGAGTCGGTTGGGGCTTATAGTTTTTCTTAAAGTCCTCAACTCTGGTTGCGACATCATGGTTGTACTGTCCTTGCATCCCTTTCAGAAAATTCACAGCCTTGTTCCAATAAGCCTCGTCAGGCTCCGAACCTTCGGCTATGGGATTAAGTTCTACATACGTCTGTAATGTCTGCGGTGAAAAACTGGTTTCTCCAAGTTTCTCACTTAATGTGGATAAGATTTTTTCTTGTTCCATCGTGTTTATTTTGTGTTTATGTTGAATAAAAAAAGAGTCAGACAATGCTTTTTGCATCAATCTGACTCTTTGGTCTTATTTTCCATTTAATAGTGGGCAGTATTGGACTCGAACCAATGAAGACGAAAGCCAATAGATTTACAGTCTATCCCGTTTGCCACTTCGGTAACTACCCGTTTTGCGGAAGCAGAAGGATTCAAACCTCCGAAGCCTTTCAGCTTGCCTCTTTAGCAAAGAGGTGGTATCGTTCACTCACCCATACTTCCAATATGCGACCTACAAGATGTCTCGGTGAAACCACCGCATTTCCCTTGTATTTCGGACGTTATTCATTCTGTGTAGCGTATCAGAGAATCGAACTCTGGTTTCCACCGTGAAAAGGTGACGACCTAACCGTTAGTCGAATACGCCATTTGTTGAGATACAAGGATTTGAACCTTGAATAGCAGAACCAAAATCTGCTGTGTTGCCATTACACCATATCTCAATATGCGCGAAGAGAAGGACTCGAACCCCCGACAATCAGGTTTGGAATCTGACGTTCTTCCAACTGAACTATCTCCGCTTCATTGCGCCCGGTGATAGAATCGAACTACCGACCTTTACATTAACAGTGTATTGCTCTACCAATTGAGCTAACCGGACAATATACCTATACTCACCTAACCTGCGATACCCCATTTCAGTGTACCTGTGGGAATTGAACCACACCGTATAGGTTTTGTGGAAAGAGATGAAATCGAATCACCTTAACCGGATTTTCAGTCCGGCGCATACACCACGTCTGCCATCTTTCCATATTCTCCCTTTATCCCCATACGCCACATCGAAGGGAGAAACAATGCGGCAACTCCAACTATTGTTGCGGAGATTCGACTCGAACGAATGACCTTTGGGCTATGATCCCAACGAGCTACCAGCTGCTCCACTCCGCGATATTATCCTGAAAACTACTTTGTACCCACAATATCCACATTTATGTAGTTCTTGCATCTACGACACTTCACTCTCAATATAACAACACCATTGACATAGCTTATATCAGTTAGTTTCTGACCGCATATCGGACATAAAACTATCTTGTTGTATATTTCCCTTTGATCTGCATCTTTATCCGCACTAATTTTTATCATACTCCATGTTTTCGTTGCAAATATATGTACTGGATTTCTTTTCTCAAAACATTTTTGATATTATTTTCTATTAAAATGTAGAAAATAATACTCTTTATGCGTATTTTTGTACTGCAATATTAGAATCAGAGCTTATAGGCCGGTCTCCACATGTGTAATGTGAGGATCGGTTTTCTTTTTATGGAGAAATATAGTGGAATAAAAACGGTTAATGCCAGTTTGGTGCTTGATTATGAATATATCCAAATGTTAAGGGACGCGGATAGGAAAATTCCTAATCCGAATAAGATAATCGCACAAGGTGGAGGGCAGGAAAACATGCTCTCCACCCCGGCTGATATTACCATCTGTGGGGGATGCCGTGGAGGAAGTAAAACTTTTACTCTTCTTATGGAAACATTGAAAGATATAAAAAATAAAAACTTCCGTTCTGTGCTTCTCCGGCATGAGATAGACGATCTCTCTGATATGGTAGAAACATCATCCACCTTATATGATGATTTTGGGGAATACAACAAGTCCAAAAACGACATGCGCTGGAATTTCTATAAAGGTGGATTTTTAAAATTCAGCTATCATGCTGACACACTTGACGATTTCAAAAAGCGTTTTCAAGGTAAACAGTTCGCATATATAGGTGTGGATGAAATAACCCACATGGAATATCTCAAATTCAAATACCTTATCACTTGTAACCGTAACGCCTTTCATATCCGTAACCGCTTTATCGGAACATGTAACCCTGATCCTGACAGCTGGGTTGCAAAATTCATTGACTGGTGGATCGGAGAAGATGGTCTTCCAATCCCGGAACGTGATGGCAGAGTCCGGTATTGTTTTATGGACGGGGACAATGTTTCAGGTATATATTGGGGAGATACCCGTGAGGAAGTATATGAGCAATGCAAGGATATTATACACGCCTACTGGAAGCCGGAGTATGAGCAATATGGCACACCACAAGAACTGTTTATCAAGTCGGTTACTTTTATTGAAGCAAAACTTTCCGATAATGTAAAACTGATGTCTTCTGATCCGACCTATTTGGCTAACCTTGTCAACCAGTCAGACGAACAACGCGCACGCGATCTTGACGGTAACTGGAAATACAAAGCTGCCGGAGATGATATAATAAAGCTGACTCACATGGAAGCCTTATACCGCAATTCCATGCAGATAGGTGATGGAATACGCCGGGTATCATGTGATGCGGCATTTGAGGGTGGCGACAGTCTTGTCATGTGGCTGTGGGAAGGATGGCATATAAGAGACATATTTGTTTGCAAACTTGACAGCAAGAAAACAGTCGATACCGTAAAAGCGATGCTGGAAGAATGGCATGTAAGAGAAGAATGCTTCACCTATGACCTTAACGGACTCGGACAAATATTCAAAGGCTTTTTCCCGAATGCAATCCCATTCAACAACAAAGAAGCCGTGGAAGAGAAATTCAAATACATCTATGCGAATTTAAAATCACAAGCGGCATATCTGTTCGCACAAAAAATTATCAACCGGGAGATTTCCATTGAACCGACTCTTCTTGAACGCAAGTTCTCCGGCAAAGGGTTTGAGAAAGTTCCCCTTAGACAGATTCTCGACAAGGAAAGGAAAGCGATACGAAAGGATGAAGACAGTGAAGAGAAAGGCTGGACTATTATCAAGAAGATTATAATGAAAAAATTAGTAGGTCATTCTCCCGACTTCATAGAAGCATTGCTTATGCGAATGATTTTTGAAATTAAACATAAACGCAAACACATAAAAGGTTTAGGATTAATATGATAGCAGAGATTCTTACAAAAAAGCCTTTTGCAAGGGTTACTCCCGAAGGTTACTTGCAAGGCAGGATTACGAGCGATTTAAGAAACGCATCGTTCACAAACAACAGTGATAGGCTGACATGGCAGCTCATTTCGCAGGCTGATTTTATCCGTGAGTTTTATCCTTCAGGGCACAAGATCAATTCGGAATTGTTTTACCCGGACAGACTGAAATATGACGAAGAGAAGAAACGGTTCTTCCGGGAGAAAGTATTCCGTGCTTCTTTTCCCTTTCAGATGATAATCACTATCCAACAACTTGTACATCTATGTGGCAATGACATTCATCATGAGCTGACCGATACCAAAGTTGATGAAAGTTCACGGGAAATATTTCTCGAATTTCAAAAAGGATGGCTGGATAAAAATATGGAGATTGCATTTTACGAATATGCCAAAAGTGTAAAAATAACGGGAGATGCAGCAATCGTATTCTATATGAATGAAGGCAAGGTGTTCACCAAGAATCTCTCCTATTTTGATGGTGACACTCTTTATCCTCACTACGATTCCATAACCGGTCAAATGACACTGTTTGCCCGGCGATACAGCGACTATGACGAAGAGGGAAAGGAACTCATTTCTTGGGTGGAAGTGTGGGATAATAAAAAAATGTACCGTTACCGGCAGGATAAAAGGGGAATAGCCGGAGCAATAAACAAAGTGAAACAGTATTTCGGTATTGAAGGATATACATTAGTGGAAGAACACGATCATGGATTTACCGAATGTCCGGTTGTATATTATCGGGACAAACACGGTGCCTGCTGGAGCTTTTCACAAGATAATATCGACAAGTACGAACTGGCTATTTCCCATTTGTGTCAAAACAATATGGCATACGCATTTCCAATCATGTTACTTAAAGGTGAAGATGTTGAGATTCAGGGAGATATGTATGGTGCGGTAAAAGCTATCACTATGGGGAAGGATGATGATGCAGGCTTTATGAATCGTCCCGAAGCATCACAATCATTTGAACTTCAAATTAATACATTACTTAAAATGATTTTTATGGGGAGTTTTGTTGTCATGCCTCCCGAAGTAAAGTCAGGAGATTTACCGGGTGTTGCTATCAAGCTGATCTATTCACCATCTTTGGAAAAAGCCATGATTGACTGCAAGGAATTTGACGAATCAATAGACAAAATGAAACGGCTGTTCCTGCACGGATATGGAACAGAAAAAGGCCAACTTACCAAATTCCTCAATTTGAAAATTTTTTCGTGGGCAGTTCCATACGTCCACCAAAATGCAGCCGAATTGGTATCGAACTTGGTACAATTAGTCGGTGCCGGTATTTTATCAAAAGAAACCGGCTCGGAAGAATCCGGCTATGGAAAAAACAATGAATGGGATCGTATCATGCGTGAATATAAGGAACAGCAACAAGCTGACTTGCTATATCAACTGAAAATCAAGAAAAATGAAAATAAAGAGGGTAATGCAAAATGATCTGTACCAACGCGGAGCGCGAAAGCAATCCCGTACTCCGCGCTCTGAATCCAATGTAACTATACATTAGGAAAAGCCGCCTCTGCCTACATAAAATAGACAGAGGCTTTACTTTTTCAACAATTTGGTTGATAAGCTTGTGTTATAACAAGTCAGCTTCTACATTGCAAATGTAATGAATGAATTGAATATGACACTACTTTCGATACAATTTTTTATTATAAGGCTTTCGAGGATATTTCCGGTTAAGCTTCTTTTGCAGATCATCATTGATACTTTCATTCAGAAGGATTTTAGAATTTAGCACCCGGACTTCTCCAGTAAGTTCCATAATAGTTTTAGATTGTGTCGCATTTTGTTTTGAAAGCTCAACATTGGCAATAGCCAGTTTGCTGCATTCTGATGCAAGATGATTGAGTTTCTTTGTGCTGATTAATGATAATCCAAACATAATATTCTGATATTTAGCATGTTAAATAATTATATTGCTGATACGGGAACGGCAAAGCATTTACAATGACCGTGATACGGTGGTAATTTGTCCCATTCCACATGAAATCCGACTTCATCGTCACAAATGTTACAAGGATAGGAGCTGCCACGCATGACAAAGAACCCTACGGCTCCACAGGCTTTAGCCTGCAATTCCCAATGCTTCATCCAACCCTCTGCCACAGCATACTCCGTCAAATCTGACAGTGCAGTCCAAGAGCTTACAGTACGTCCTACTCCAAAAGACTCCTGAACACCGAGTCTTGAAATAATCGGATAACCCTTTGAAATAGCTCTCTGTACATGCTCATTAAGCAATGGCGTTTTTACCGACTGCCTGATAGATGAAAGTAATTTGTCTTTGGAAAGGTTCAGTAGTAATCCGGCGGCAATGGCCGTTTCAACCTCCTTTGAAAACCGGTCAACATATTCTCTTGCACGTTGTGTGAAGGTTTTGCCGTATGATTCTCGCGTTATACATGTTATGATTGCATCCTTATTATCCTCATGTGTCGCTACTGCCAAAGTATAAGTATAGTCTTCAATTATTTCAAGAAGGGATAAAATAATGGCATCCACTTCCTCCTGCAACTGTCTGTTTGCTGAAAAACGGAATAGTTCAGGGCTGATCTTGTACCGGTATGAAATATCTATAATTTGCTTTGCCGCCTCGATCATTACAATTTGAAGATTGGTACGCATGGATAGCTCCGCATCCAGACGTTGACGGAGGTATTCTTTGGCCTCTTCAATTTCCTTATCAGTCGGTACCCTCATTTTTATGTTCCTCCTTAATACCTTCCTTGATACTATTCATGTTTCTCTCTTCTTCCAGTATCTTGGCATCATCTTCCGGTGATACTGGTTGCTGCAAGCCTCGTAGCCGTTCGGTAAGATCAGAATAGCTTTTAAAAAACTCTTCCATAAACTTAACGTCAGGGGTTGCATTACTAATAAGGAAACATACTTTGATCCATGTTTCCAAATATTCACGAAGTTCCTTATTGTTGGTTAACTCCCGAATCCGGGAAAACATTCCGTTATCATCCCGAAAACGCATACTCCAAAAACCTGACACTGCCTTAATACTGATCCAGTCATGTTCACTACCATTATCCCTCGTAACAATAAAGTTACCTACCTGAATACCATTTGTTTTTTTGCTCATAATCCTATTTTTAATTTACGTTCAAATCTATCTCCAAGATTAAAAAAGTATTCCTTACCGTAAGAGTTTATACGTTCTTCATCCGATGATACTTTATTCATTTCATAAATCAAGCAACTATACCTATCATCATCAGGAAGAAGCCCTTTGCACTCTTCTCTGATATAAATATGATGCTTCCCATTTACCCAATAAAATTCAGAGAGAAATCCACCAAGAAGCATTTCAATCATTTTTTGGTGCCTGACAGACAATTCTCCTTGCACTGCTATATCCATTACAATGCTCTTACCTTCTATTGTCTTCAATTCACATGAATAGTTCAAGGCCCGAAGAATAGACATCAGCTCAACACTTAACTCTATGTGATTCATATTTTTCATACTTTTACTATTTCAAATTCATCTGCATGTTCCTTGCCAATCCAATCCCGTTTCTGATTTTCAGTTGCGCTTTCGTAGATTCTTCCTCGCTTAGACAAATGCCTTTTCCTAAAAATACCTTCTTCTCCAAGTTTGTCATAATCTCTTCTTGAAGGGGATAATCCCTTTGCCCTGCAAAAGAACAATCCCGTTTCCTTGTGTCTAAATTTTACTGCCATGCTTATTCCTCCCATGGATTTTCGTCTTCTTCCTCAACGTAAATCCGTTTTAATTTGTCTGATACTTCTTCAAGCTCACGCTTCATTTGATTTACATGAAATCCAGCTGGCATAGGGATTTCCAATGCTCCCCGTAGGTTATCTATTTTTTCAATAACCTCTGCAAATTCATCCGGTGCGATCATACTATTTGGTTCTTATTTTTAATTGTTTGATAATCTTCTCCACAGCGTCCAAGTCAAAAACAGTTGTTCTCTTCTCCATGTGGTACGTCCCCTCCAGTTTCTTCTCCCGGAACAAACGCTGGACTTGATAAATGCTCAATGACAAGCAGGCCGCAAGCCCTTCATGGGTATAAGCGTATCGTTTGCCATCTTGATAAACCGGTTTAGCGATCCTTTGCTTATAGTTACCCCGTAGGTCTTCCCGTTTCTCATAATAGAGTTTTTCCGTCAAGGCTGTTCCATACAAACCATACACCTGACCATTCGGGGTTCTTTTTTTACGATAACCGGCTTCCGAAAGAATACGTCCGAATACTGTCACATTCTCTTCTTTGGCATTATTGTCCCTACACCATTTGCAATATTTCCGGTACAGAATGGCCGAAGACATCCATTTGGGTTCAATATCGGCAATTTCCTCATAGCGGCACAGATAGTTCATTTGATACATGAACTTCATTACGGTACTACTTTCCGACTGATATTCATCCATGACATTTTCAAGCTCCTTACTGTCTGTCAACTTATAACCATTGGCGATAAAACGGTCACGTCCTTCCAATATCCAATTGAATATAGCTGGGTATTCGGCCTCCAAATCCCGTGACAGTTCTTTTTTCTGCCGGGCTTTGGGTATCTCCACCTCAAAGGGAATAATGCAAATACGCCGCCTCATTCCATAGCTCCAGTCTTTCAAATACGGCATTTGGTTGGCATTTGCCATAAGCAGAGGAATATTGTAAGCAGTGAAGTTATCGCCATAGATAGGCCGGGCTTCGGTAGGTTCACCACTGATAAGGCTCTTCAACGTGTCACTATCCTTACCAAACTCTAACGCTTGTATTTCAGAACAGTAGTTCAACCGCTTGCCATTAATGAAAGCGATATTTTTTTTTCTCTCATTTCCAGTAATCAATGCACCTATGCCGAAATTGCTGACATTCTCCCGGCCAAGTATGCCCATGATCGTTTCAAAGACTACACTTTTGCCATTGGAGCCGGAGCCACGAAGAACAAGCATAGTTTCCATTTTCGCCACACGCCGGTCAACAAAAATACTTCCAAGAAACTCCTGCAAAACTTTTTGCATGTTTTTGTCCGGCAAAACTTCATCCAGGAACATTCTCCAAAGAAAGACATGCTCTTCCGGCTTGTAGTCATAGGGAACACATGTAGTCTGTACCCAACGGCGGTTGAAAGAATGTGCACGGCGAGCATTCATATCAAACACACAGTTATTGAACACCACAATGGCATTATCAGGCTTCAAGGCTTTTCCTGCCACCACACGCTTACAGACTTTCAGTACACCCTCCACACGGGAATAATCACCATTGGGCATTTTGCATTTACGCATCAAGTCATATATCAGATTGCCAAAATCATCCCATGCCATCTCTTCATATATCCGGCCACTGAAATAGTAAGGCGTACCATTGAACTTACAAATCGAAGATCGTATAATGGCTGCACGCATCAAGTCCTGCACAGCGTCAACACGCGCTGCACTTTTGGACTCTTGTAAGGCGGCATCCAGTTTCTCGCCTTTCATAAGCCCGAAGACCTCATTTAACAACTTCCTATACTTTCCCTTCTCCATGTACAATCTATGAATTTGAATACCCGGCACGGGTTAAGGCCTCAACCATATATACTGACAGATTATTTATAGCAACATCTCCTGAATATCCAAATCGCCACAAATCAGTACGCCAGTCCTCTAAAGATGTGTCACAAGGTATATGATATTTTTGCATAATATCTCGCATCACCGCACAATCTTCATATCTTTCCTCTTCCTGCGCTTTTCTGAACACAGAAACAAAAACGTATCGCCCATAATCAAACAATATAGACTCAAACTTATTCATACCACCGTTTTTATACCCGAAAACAAAGCATTTCTACTGTTTTTATGCTATTTTTCAAGTGTTTTATGCCACAAATATAGCTTATTTTCTACATAATTACCATATAAATACTATTATTTTCTACTTAAAATATAGAATAAATACGCTTTTTTGAAGTCTTTTTGCCATGTTTTTATTCGTTGCATCATTGAAGACCAATAATCGCAAAATATTGATAAACAAAGGATAACTACTCTATTTCAATAGGAAATACAGATGGAACATTCTCTCTGATATGTATGGTTTATGTAGGGTTTTAAAGGCAACTATACATATATAACATATTGAAATACAAATCAATGGAAAAATAGTGCATAGTATGTATAGTTTTTTATGCAAACCATATTATATATATTTTTTCCCATACGCAATTTACATATAAACTATACATACTATACATTAAATTTCCATTGACCTAATAATGAATGATTTACACATGTATAGTTATGAAGTAAACTATACATATACTATACATTTTCAGAAGTAAAACTATACATCGGACATTCACTTTTGTAATTTATCATTGGAAAAGCCTTAAAAACATCCATTATTGGCTCCAAAAAAGAAAAAAAATAAAAATCTTGACCGGGATTGAAACATGCTTGGTGTCTTGGGTAGCCGGGGGGGGTGCCCTCCCTGCTTTCATTATCCAGTTGACCAGCAAAGAAGGAGAAAAGCCGCGCTTTGCCTTGATTCTCTTTATATTATACCTATAATATTAAATATAATCCGGCTTTTCCGCTTCTTCTGCTTTCCGCTTTGCTCGATCAGCTATAAAAAGGCTGCATCTATAACACTGCAAAGGCAGATAATAATGTACTGTTTCCTCTTCTTCTGTATTTTCGTCCTTCTTCATTTGCTGGAGATCGGCAATTTTCATTAATACATCCGCACGATCTTTCCCCCTCAAATAAGGCAAGGTTTGTTCGAGACCTGATAAAACCGCGTCTTTATCCCGGTATTGTACAACATTCCCGGCTTTTTCTTCCTCTTCTGTTTCTGTGCTTTTCTTTTTCTTCTTGCTTTTGGGGCTATCATTGTCAGGAAGGAAGGCGGCGCGGTTATCTTCAAAAGACCGTATCAATTTATTAATGCCGGGTTTATCCTTTGCAAGCTGGGCGGCTCCGCGTTGCGCCGTTTCTATTTTGGTGGATCGTGGTCTAAATATAGTTGCGTACGCTTCGCCACGACTGGCACCGGATGCGACAAGCATACAAAAGAAAACATCATCCGGGGTTAATTGATAAATTTGCTGTAAATCTGTTACGCGCTTACTGTACACCATATAAAACGATATAAAAGGGTTTATTATATTGGCGTCTCGCGCTCTGTAACTTGCTACAAAGTTAAACAAAGGCTATAAATAAAGCAAATAAGCGTATTTAAACACCTATTTTCTATAAATATTTCCTTACTTCTTAAATACTTTATATTTATCATCATATTATTTATTAATTTATTGATAATCAATATATTATATCAATATTAATAAATGTAAAAACGGAGCATTTTCTTAAAAATAAAAGTACATTTTGTTTTGTATTACAAATATTATTCGTATCTTTGTAATACAGAAAAGGAGATAAAAGACCGGATCACCTTCCACAAATTCCGCTTTTACTTCTTCTTGGTTGAGTGTTTAATTTAAAATATAAGATCATGGAAGTATTACTAAACTTACAAAACAAAAATGTAACGCTAAACGCCGTACATGTAGCCCCAGAGGGCACAAACTGTTGCAACCGTTTGAAGGTTCATTTTGATGTGTTTCAAGAAACGGCGAAAAAAGCCGCTATTATAAGACTATCAACGGCAAATAGTTTTGAACTGATTCACTATCAAGATAAACATATAGCGTTATTAATTCCTTTTGATCGCATTCAAAAGATTTCATATTAATAAAAAACCGGGTCGAGTTTGGCGACTCTTCCCGGCCTCCCTTTAAACTTTGCGTTTATCGGATCACCTTCCACAGTGATAACGCAAAGTTAAGGGAAAAACAAAGACAAACCAAGTTTCACCCTTTAAATTTTGCGTTATGAACACAGATTTATTAATTATCTATATTCGCAATTCTCGCGATATTTACGCGCTTACTGAATGGCTGCAAAATGCACTCTTGAAAAAAGTAAACCGCGGTTTAACTCCTTCCGTTGAATATCTTGCAAACTGTTCTACTATGAAAAAGATCGTCCGGATGGCGGCTAAAATGCTTTCCGATCAGGATCATAAGACCGCAACCAAGCAAGAAAAAGAACAAGCGGCAAGAGAACACGCGGCCTATATTATCGGATGCGTGGAATATCTTTCTAAATTCTAATAATAACTATTTTTCCGGGGTTGTCATGGCTCCGGGTTACTTCTTACTTTTCATTATTCACCCTTTAAAACTTTGTATTATGACTACTACAAATAGACTTTGTTACACAGTATCAAAAAGATATATTCAAGCCGGGACAACCTTTGAAATCAATGTTAAAATATTACTGGCTGATGATTGCAAAAATAATATATGCGATTGGAGTATAACGGCGGATATTTACGAACAACGCAAAAACGGGCGTTTCGTTTGGTGTGCTGGTGGTTGCTGCCATGAAGAAATACTAAAGCGTTTCCCACAGTTTAAAATGTTCGTTGATCTTCATTTGTCTAATCATTACGGCGCGCCAATGTACCCAGTTGAAAACGGGTTTTATCATATTACAAACAGCAGCAAAGAAACTGCAATTAACTATTTGCGTATTACAGAAACGGAGTATAATTTACTTTATCAGGCAGAAGATAAACAATACTTTAAATACCTTCTTTATACGCTTGGTATCGTTGAACGCTGGAAAAGAGAATCTAACGAGGCTATAAAAAAGCTGGAAGAGTTAACCGGGCAAATATGGGAAAACCCATATAAGCCGGAAAATGAACGTTTTACTTTGAAATTAACGGATGAAGAACGTACAACTATAACTAACAGAATAAACGAGGGTTATTATCGTCCTGAAGCTGTACAAGCGCGAAAAGACGAAGAAAAGCGCAAAGCATACGAGAAAAAACGCGCTGAAATAATTAACGATTGCAAAAAGAAACAACAAAAGGCCGAAAATGAAAAGCGAGTTATGCTGGCCGTTCTTGATGCCGGGTTATCAGTTTGTAATGTGATATATTACGATCATAGTAACGAGCTTGTTTTTAATTGGAAAGACTACGAAACAAAAGTAACGGAGAACGATTTTAATAAATTCGTTTCCAGTGTTAACCGTTCTTTGTTGCCTGCTGGCATAACTTTTAAAATGAAATAGCCATGGCAAAATATACGATAACCAATCAAAAAGAGTTACGCCGATCTTTTTGGGTGTTCTGCAAAGAGTTCGGAGGCGAATTTGAAAGAGAAGCCAACAAAAAGAAACATTCTTTTAAACTGGATTTTAATATAGCTTTCGGAGAATATAAAGACGGACTTTGTAAAGATGGCATTATATCGCAAAGTTTATACGAACGTGCAACACTTTATTAATAATAAGCTATGTTTTGTTTAATGCTGCTTTTATTCGGTGCCGTGGTGTTTATCTCTGGCACCGATCCCAAAAAATTAAAAGACTTCATAAATAAAAACGATCAATCAGACAAATTTTAAATTTATGGAGAAAAAGATATTATATCATATTGGGTTATATGGATTTAGAAAACTTATAGTTTATGTAATAAAGGATAACGGGGATAATATATCTATTGTTAGCCTTAACAAAGACGGTTCATTCCCTAACACGTTTGGAACTGTAATTTGCATAACATAAACGAATAATACAAACATTCCACCGCGCCGGGCGGTTTCCCGGCATTCCTTTAAACTTTGATATTATGACTGCTTATATAATAGAATCCCCAAACGGAGAAACGCACAAATTAGAAGTATTCCGCACCGCAACCGGATTTAGTGTTTATGTTGATGGCTCAAATATATGTGAGAGTATAACGGAGGACGATTTTTTGCAAGAGCTTGAAAACCCTACTTTCTAACATGGTGGGCGTAATTATTTGGCTAATAGTAGTTTTGTTAATCTGCTTTAGCGCGTTTGGCGGTCTTTGGCTGCTTCCTATTTACTTGCTTTTTTGCCTTGCTTTAGGCTTTTACTTTGGTGTAAAATATCTAACTATTTAATGTTATGAATGAAAAAGAATTTAATGGCCTCATTTTGGCCGAATTGGTTAAAATAGCAAACGACGTTTTTACAAATGAAATAGAAATAGCTCCCGGCACCTATACCGCCGCGGAGCTTGCAAAACTGAAAGATGCCAACGGTAACGAGATAAATATAAAATATCTTTGCGTTGATGCCAAACTAAATATAACGGATTTTAGGACTGTACAAATAAACAGCTTTAAATGTTCCTTTCCAGTGGATCAGGTTTTTAATCTTGTTTGGCAATTTGAAAAGCTGATAGGCACCAAACAAGCCAATAAAACAAGGTTTACCAAAATAGAAGAGCGCGAAAATATTGTTTGCTCCTTTGATATGTGGATTACAAAGGAACATCTAAATATCACTAAATTAGTAACAAAAGATCCTCTAAGACCGGTATTTAATTATATTTATCTTGATCCTTACAAATCGGCTTTAGTTGCTTCTGACGGGCGTACATTAAAAGAATACCCCGTAATTATTGAAACATCCGGGCTTTTGCCTGACGGCCTAAAATTATTTATCAATCCCAAACATTTAAAAGAAATGGTTGGCCGGTGTTCTGTTTGTGTTTGTAATCAGGAAGGCGGCAATATTACAGAAATAACCAACGATAAGAAACAAACCTTTGTTTGTGATTTTGCCGGATATTTCCCTAATTACCGGCTTGTGTACCCCAATCTTTCAAAAGACGGATTTATAAAGATTCAGAAAAGCGAATTAAAAGCGGTCGCCGGTTTTGTAAAAGAAATAGCCAAACGAAACAAAAAAAGCGGTTTTTCACTTCGTACTATTGCCGGAGATAATAAAGTTTATTTATCTTATAATGATGCAGACAGTAACGGACACAAAGAACTTTGTGCAACATTGGAAAAAGCCGCTTTAATTGATATAAAGCTAGGTTTCTTTGCATCAAACGTTATCCCCTTGCTTTCCGGCTGGACTGGTGGCGTGTGGCTGGTTGCACCTGATCGGGCGGCGGTCTTTGATGATAAGACGGCGCGTATAGGTGTGGTTATGCCTGCATTTATAAATGATTCTATTTGCCCGAACTTAAAATGTAATATAAAGGCTTTAGATCGCGCCAAAGCTCCGATCATCCCGGAAAAAGAACCGGTAAGAGAACCGGAAAAACATTTACCGGCCTTATATGTGGATGCACAAACGAAAACACCGGCGTTTGTCTTTGCTTTGGTAGCTCTGATAGATTTTATTTCCCGTTGGTTTTATCAGGATCAAATAAACAAAGCATTACAGAGGCTAACAATGTTAACCGAACTATCCGGCATTTCTTTGCCTGAACTATTAACCGAATCAGTAAGCGAAGAAACAAACGCAAATGTACCCGAACCAATAACAGAGGATGAACCAGTACGCGCATACACACCCGAACTATTGTATATTGATCGGCCTTTGGTTTTCCCGGTGCCTATCTTCATACATAAACATGAACGAACTATCAGCCGAATCGTTGTGCCCAAACTATTGAATCACCAATGTATAGCGTTACTGTTTGTTTCCATGATGTTACCCAAACTATTACGGCGATATGTTTGGGGAACAATCCGACCAAAGGCAAATGCAGATGAACTATTTTGGGGCGATTTCAGACGTTTTCACACCAAAGGTAATCATCGAATCAGAGACGGAACAAAAGAGGCAAACAAGCCTAAATTACAGCCATTTCAAACGAATTATTACATATATCAATGAATTATTATGGAAGAGAATAAACAAGCCAAAAGAAGTTATCGCCGAAACAAACCGGTTACGAAAAGTAAGGTCTATGCTATTAGACTGGATATTGATTTGGTTGATTTTGTCAGAGAGCAACCGAACATGAGTAAATTTATTAATGAACTGATCCGAAAGGAGAAGGAAAATACCCAAAAGTATGAATCAAAAAGCAAAAGATTATATCAGACGTAACACTTTGGATTTGGAAAGTGACAACCGGATGGATTCTACCGGCTATGTGCAATATGCCATATCAGAAGCAAAAGCCTATGCAGCAATAGCGATAGCCGAAGAAGGAATGAGACAAAAAGCCATTGAAGCATTCAAATTTGCCGTTGATGGTTATTTTATAATTGGCGGTACCGATTATTCAGCCAGTAGATTAAATGAATTTATTAAAAAACTTGACTCTTAATATTTATGAGAATAATAAAATTCAGAGGCAAAAGCCTTAATACAAAGATGTGGGTATATGGTGATCTGAACCATAGAGGTAAAAGAACATTCATAGAGTATGAGGTTGATTGCAAAACAATCGGCCAATTTATAGGCAAAACAGATAAAGAAGGTACAGAAATTTACGAACATGACATTATTAGTGTTAATGGTAAATATCCCAAATTGGTTAAATACATAGATGAATATGCCTGCTTTTGCCTTGCCAATATCAGCGACTTAAATAAAGAATGGATGAACCCATGGCAACAAATTTCACCTGATTGGTGGAATGATTTCAAACGGGAAATTCGAGTCATAGGAAATGCTTTTGATAATCCTGAATTGATGAAAGAAGGGGTCAACCATGAATATGCCATATAGAACCAGTCGTGACTATCAGCTTCTTAAAAAGCTACTGGATGAAGGAAAAGAGATCGTATGTTTTACAGACTTTCCGATAGATAACCGGATTTTCCGCGATGTTTGTAAAGCAAGAAAAATAGGAGAAGGCCGATACTCCGTTACTTGCCGTGGTTGTGAATATGCTTCATTTTGGGAAAATCACAATTACAAATGGGCGTTTGAAGATGAAATGCGGATGGCTAATATAGAATTTATTGAACCAAATATTTAA